TTAGAACAGTGCGCCCTGACGGCGGGCGATGTCTTCCTGGCGCATGGCCTTGACGATCTTGTAGACCCACTGGAGCGAGACGCCGTGCTTGCGCGCCAAGTCGCTGTGGTTGGTGCCGTTGAATTCGCCGTAAATCTGCTGATCCCGCTGGGACAGCTTCAGCGACAGCCCCATCGGGAAGTAGATGTTCTGACCGCCCCAATGGGCCGCCATACGATCCGCGATCTCCCGGCCGAGCTGGTCAGCTTTGTCTTTGTCGAGAGAAGCCAACTCCACCAGCGCGGAAGCGGCGTGCTGAGCCAGATCGACCAGCAGTTCCGGTCCCTTGCTCTTGAATGTGTCTCCCGGTTTCATACGGCCTCCGTCGTCCTGTTACGCCACTTCTTGAGCTGCTCGATCACCCGCGACGCCTGGGCAGAACTGAGCCATTGCAGTGCCTCGACACCGGTCATTCGTTTGGCGAACGCTGCCAGAGCCTCTTCGGAGGCGTTTTTCACGATGCCGCGCTGGGCCAGTTCGAGCCACAGACCACGAATCATCCGAGACTGGCTGTCATCGGCCTGGCCGCGTGTGCTCTTGTTGGAACGCACCTTGAAGCCACACTGCTTGAGGTGCTCCAAAACCTTCTCCAGTTCTGGAACAGACAGATCAGCCGCAGATGCCTTCTTTCCAACCTGCAGCAAGATGGAACGGTAGGTGTCCTCGGCCATCGCCAGTTCGCGCTTGGCGACATGAATCAGCCGGATGAGTTGCTGACGATCAGCCATGTCCGACATTTCCCAATGCAAAGACAATCGATCGCGCTGCCGTCCGTGAAATTGTGTTGCCTGCTCGGCGCCACCCCATCTCAGTCCATACCATCGAGTGATGGACATTCGACCGGTATCGAAAATCGAGCACCTTGCTGACAAATGGGCCAACCGCGCGGTGGCGTGGCTCCTTATCGTATGTTGCCTGGGTTTGTACAGCACCTTCGCTGAACCGTGGGCTGACGTTTGGGCTCGATGGCTGGCCCAATAGCTCACAACGCATTGCGGCTCGGGCTGCGCGAGCTTGCCCAGCGTGGGCGATCTCCGCCAACTCGTCATAGTTCGGCAAGCCACGCTTGCCAGACCGATATTCGGTCAGGATTCGTCGCACGTTCATCATCGGTTGGCTCTCCCTCGGCTGCTCATCAGTACCGGGCCACCACGCCCGGCAGACGCCCGCTTGCGCGGGCGTTTCGCACAATCGCCGCGATCAGTTCACGGTGGCCTTGAGGTCACTGCCAGCCTTGAACTTCACGACACGGGATGCGGAGATTTCCACCTCCTCGCCAGTGCGCGGGTTGCGGCCAACACGCGCCGCGCGATCGCCCACGCTGAACGTGCCGAAACCAACCAGGGCAACGCTTTCTTTGTCCGCCAAGCCGGCTTTGATGCCGCCAAGCGTGGCATCCAGCGCCTGGGTGGCTTCCGCCTTGGTCCAGCCGGTTTCGCTTGCGATGTGGGCAATCAGTTCTGCCTTGTTCATGGTGCTTCCTTCTAGTTTTGCTGCTGGTCGGCAGCGGGTTGAGATTCGGTAGTGGTGGTGCTCGGTTGCGTTACAGGCAACTCGTTGGCGGCCTGCTCAGCCGACTTCACCATGGCGTCGAAAAGCGCTTGGGCGGCCGATCCAGTTGCGCGGATCGTGGTGCCGTTGCGGCTGCGTTTGACGGTGACGGTTCCGGTGGACTTGGCCATGTCACACCGCCGCAATGTCCAGGCTGATCGGCGTGTACTGGTCGCTGTCGCCGATGCGCTCGTAGAAGCGCACGTAGGGCTTGCTACCTGCCACCCTGACGCTATCTGCGATGGCCTGCATGGCACGCAGCCACTTCTCGTCGTTGATGTTCAAGCGCTTCAGGCCGAGCACGCGGGACGTGTTGATCTTGCCCTCCTTACTCACCTGGAACGCATCGTTGATGAGTGCCTTGATCTCGTCGCGGCTGCCGACAGCCCAGGTCTGGATGCACTCGTCGATCAATTGCTTGGCCGCCTGCAGGCGCTCGTCGAACACGAGGTGCTCTTGGACCTGGCGCACGATCTTGAAGCGGCCATCGAACGACAGCAGCGTCACGTTGCCTTTCTTGCCGCCAAGCTTCACGCCGTACTCCTCGGCGCTCAAGTTGACGAACGCATCAACATCGCCGAACGCCTTGGCCTTGAACTCCGCCAGGATCGCCGCCACCGACTTGGCTTTGCCGAGCAGCTCGCGCACGACGTCCTCGCGTGCCTGGTCGATCGGCTTGACCATGTTTTCCGGGATCAGCCGGCCCTCGGCGTCTTGCCAATACCCGGCCGGGATTACGTTGTTCATTTACTGCTCCTTGTTGGCTGATTGCATTGACTTGTTTTGGGCCAGCGCCGTGACGATTTCGCGCAGCCTGGCGCTGTTCCGTTGCCGCTGCGCCTCACTCATTCGAGGCGAAGGGAGCGACTTCGGCGGGTCGCGGTTGCCCAGGTTGTCCAGCAGGTGCTTGGGTGCCGGCCACCGGTCGCAAGTGCGATACAGCGCGCGAAACGCTTGCCGGATGCGCTCGGCGTCCAACTGCTCGGCCCACGTGACCGCGTGCCCTTCGAGCGCCGCCAGCCAGATGTCCAGTGTCAGCGTGACGCTGTCGTCAGCCGGTGCGCCCATCAGGCGCAGGGCGAGCAACCCTTGCAGCCCGCGCGCGATCTCCCGTTCGAGCCACTTCTCAGCCACGGGCGCGATCCTCCAAAGCGGCGATGGCCGACAACGTCTTCGATGGCGCCTTGGCCTGCACCTGCCGGAACTCGCTGGTAGCCACGGACTGGTCCGCAGACGGCCGCCAGGTCGTGATGACCTCGTACAGCCAGCCGTGGCCCTTGAGCGGAAGCGTCAACCGGCCAGCATCGCGCGCCGCGAGCGCCTGCTCGATGGCCCAGACCCACGCATCGGCTGGCGCGTCATGCATGTGGCCGTGCCGACTGATGCGCTGCGCTTGCAGGTCGGGCAGCAACTCGCCCAACAGCTTGGCCACGCGGTCCATCGTCAGCTCGCGGCTTTCCGGCCGGAACAGCGCCAGATATCGGATCAGCGCGCTGCCGAGCTGGCCGGACAGCTTGAAGATGGCCGCCAGCGCTTCGCGCGCGGCGTCGTGGGCAATCAGGGCATCGAGTGACAGCGTGGTGCCGCAGGCCGGGCAGCGGGTGCGCATCAGTGCAGCCCTCCCTGCGGTTGCTGGACGACTTTGACGTGGTGAGTCACGATGTCGTCCAGCTCGCGTTTCACCGCGTCTGGATTGCCACGCATGTGCCCAAGCACCATGCGCCCCATGCGCTCGCTGATGTCTTGGGCGATGCAGTTCAGCGAATGCATCTGCTCTGCCATCTTGAGGATCGTGGCGTTTGCGCGGTGCAGCTCCTCGCGCAGTTCCGCAACCGAGTTGAACGCTTCCGGGTTGGCCATCGTCGGCCTCATGGTGATAGTCGGGCCGCTCATACTTGCTCCCATGCGCAGGTCACCGTCACACCCATCAGGTCGATGGCCACGCGCACGCGGTTGGTCAATGTCAGCCAGTACGGGCGACGCCCAGCCAGCGCGGCACGATCCAGCAACGGGACCAGTGACTCGGTGCGATCACGCGCAATCTCAATCATCGGACGATGTGCGCTCTGTTCGTACAGGTCTTCGCGCACGATGTGATAGCCCATGCCGCGCAGCGTGCGCGCGGCTGCATTCATTGCCGCCAAGCGCTCCACCAGGCCGGCGTTGAACACGCGGCAGGCGTGTTCTTGGGCGGCGATGGCGGGCGTCGATACAACCTTCAGCAGCACGCCCATGTCACACCCCCTTGACCACATCGGCCGTCACCGTCGGCACGCCGATCTCGGCGGCGAGGTTCATCGCAGCAGTAAGCAGGTTGCCCACGGCCAGCGGGTACAGCAGCGATACGGTTTCGGGCCTGTCGCGGCGCGCCGAAGCCACGGTCAGCCTGGCGCGCAGTGCGTCGACGCCGCTCGCGTCGATCACTTCACCAACCGGTTTACCCAGGCGGTCGAACTTGAACTTCAGGTATTCGTCCAAGCGCCCGCCGTCGAGCGGCGCCAGTTCAACCATCTCGCAGCGCTGCACCACCTCGCGCACGTCCTGGTTGCGCTCGGAGAGCTTCGCCTTCAGCTCGGGCTGGCCGATCAGGATGATCGACAGCAGCTTCTTGAAGCCCATCTCCAGCTCGAAGAAGCGCTTGAGGTGCTTGAGCGTGGCGATCGGCAGTGCATGGGCCTCGTCAATGACCAGGCAGTGGCGGTAGCCGGCGGCGTGGCTTTCCTTCAGCGCCTTGTGCAGTTGGGCGAAGCGTGCCTCCGGGCTGCTCTTGACCTTCTCCAGCGGCGCGACAGCGGTCATCAGGGATTCGGCGATGTGCGTGGCCTTGAGCGTCTTGCCCTTCTGGTCGTTGTCTTCCATCGCCAGCACGTAGGGCTTGATGAGCAGGATCGGCTGGCTCTCACGCATTACGCGGTCTTCCAGGTCGCGCATCAGCGTGGTCTTCCCGGCACCGGATTCGGCCACCACCGCCAGCAGGCCGCCGTGCTTGGCCGTTTGGAACATCGCTTCGCGCACGTAGCGGATGTCCGGGCTGACGTACATATCCTCGTGCGACTGGATGTCGTCCTGGAACGGATCGCGGAACAGCCCGAAGTGTTTGCGGGTGTTGGGGAACAGGGCTTGTTTGCGCAGTAACATGGAGTCCTCCTGGTTGGATTCGGTAGTGGTTTTCGACGGGGAGACCGAGCGGGCCGCGTTGGCGCGCGGCTCGCTCACCTTGGGTTCTGGCGTGCTGGTCAGATCGGCGGGATCGACGCCGATCTCGGCCAGCAGTGCGCGGGCGCGCTCATGCACATCGGTTTGGTCGACCTCGTCAAAGGCGATAGACAGGTCGATAAGCACCGCACCAGCCTGTTCGAGGAAGTCCAGAATCCGCTCGCGCAAGTCGAGTTCGTCCAGGCTCTTCGGCCACTCGCCGTGGTTGATGATCTGGGCCACGGCGGCTTGACTCAGGCCGAGGTGCTTCGCCAGTTCAGACTGCTTGCGGCCGACCTTCTGCAGCACGCTCTTCAGCTTCAACATCATTGACCTCCTGCCGCCGCGCGCACGACTTGCAGCGGTGTCTGTTGGCCCGCACGGGGGCCGGTAAGCTCGGCGACAATCGCATCGAGCTGCTCTTGGGGAACGCCGGCCGGGTAGCGCTGTTGCAGCCAGCGGAATCGATCGACAGTCCATGTGCCGCCCGCCGCTTCCACCTTCGGCTTGATGTGCTTGGCGGCTTCCACCAGCGACAGCGGCGGCAGTTCGACCTTCGGTGCGACCAAGTCGTGGGCGGTGCCACGGCGCGGCAGATACGTCGGCAACGTGGCGTCGTCGATGTGCTTATACGGATCAAGCTGACCGCCGAAGGGCAGCGCCTTGGCCTTGCGAGCGGCCTCTGCGGCTGCCTGGCTGTCGGTGCCGGTAACCATCTGCTCGATGGCCTTGAGGGCGGTCTGCGCTGGCGTGTCCGCGCGGCGTGCGTAGCTCTCGCCGATGTGTGCCGCGTCCGTGCTGAAGCCGAACTCGGTCTTCTGCACTTCGTTGACGACGTGGAAGACCTCGTGGCCGTGTTCGTCCACCAGCACCACCTGGGCGGCGTCGTCGCGCCAGGGGTTGCGCGTGACCATCACCTTCTCGCCAACCATCACACCCGGCACAGTAGAGACGTCGTACTCGCGGCCCAGGAAGGACACTCGCAGCTTCGGTGTCACCTTGCGGCTTTCCGGTGTGGCCACTGCAAGCTCGCGGCACACTTCGACTGAGGGCGCTTTGATGAGCTGATCCGCGCGAATAGCCATCCACGCTTGGCTGCGCGTCATACCATGGCGGCGATGCTCGGCGGTAGCGTTGAAGTGGCAGCGCCATTTCTTCGCCAGGGCATTCAACTCGTCCAGGCTGTTGACCGGCTGGAACTTCAGGCCCGGCTCGAACTTGCGCTCGATGATGTTGCGCGCGTTCTCAACTTGGCCGGTGGCACGAGCATTGCCGGCCTTGTGGGCGATGATCTCGATGCCGAGCGCTCTGCACATATTGCGCGTCATGCCGGCCGTACCGGCTGCACCGGGGTCCATGAACAGCTTCTTCATCACGCCATGCAGCAAGTCGTGACCGCCTCGCTCCTGCATGGCGTTGATGAGCACAGTGCAGAGGTTCTCCCCCGACTCGGCGCCCATGACGTACTCGACGTAAATCCAGCCGCTGGCGTGATCGGTAATCTCATATGACCAGACCCGGTCCGCTGCGATACGGGCGACGTTCTTCGGCTTGTTCTTGTAGAACGTTTCCGCGTCCATCACCCGCAGGCCATTGGCACGCGCATCGGCTGACGGCTTTAGGTAGTACAGAACGCACAAGCTCGCATCGATCTGCCACACGTCATTCGGGTGGGCACTGGCCAACTCGGTGACGGGCGCTGGAGCCAGCAACTGGTCGGGGTGCAGCCCGTACATGCGCAGCGCGCGGTGGATCGTGCTCTCCGACAGCGGACGCAGCTCGCCGGTCGATGTGTCCAGGAACTCGGCGCGGATCATTTCGTTGGCACGCAGGGTTTCAACGGCATCGGCCACCGAGTAGAGGCGCTTGCCGTTCTTCCGGGTGGATTCCATGAGCACGGCCGAGATCATCATCGCCTCGTCGCGCGTCAGTGCGCTTTGCCCTGCATCGGAACGGCGCTTGCGTTGGGCCATGAGGGTCACCTCTTTGAGCTTGCGCAGCAGCGTGGCGCGGGAGAGCCCCAACTCACGGCATGCCGATTCGTAGATGGCCCCTTTGCCGCCGTGCCCGGCCACGCGGGCAGCCTGCGCCACGGCCACCAGTTTTTCGGTCAGGACGGCGTTCATGTCTTACGCCTCGACCGTGTCGCCAGCGCGCAGCCAATCCGGCATGTCTTGTCCGTCCGGGGTGGCCTTGACGCCGAACTCGCCGCGCAACTGCTTGATCGACACCTCGACCTGGCACAGCACGCCAGCCATGAAGTCGTCATGCGTGATGCCGTGTGCCTCGGTGTGCTCGGCGAGCGCCTGGAACGCGGCGCGCAGCTTGCCGCGCACCACCGATTCAGCCTCGAATGCGAACTGGCTGGCCTCCTTGCGGATTTCCTCGCCTTCGGCATCCGGCGGCGGCGTCTTTACGCGGGGCTTCTTGGCCGTGAGCTTGGCGGCCAGCTCGTCGATCTTGGCGTTCTTGTCCGCCAGCAGCCGCGACTGCGCCTCCGCGTTCTCGCGGGTTTCACGCAGGGCGGCCCGCAGTTCCTTGACGCTCATCGTTGCGATGTCGTCGAGCTTCAACTCGCCGGTCTGGCCGGTCAGTTCCAACTCTTCGATCTGCTCGTCGTCCAGGACCAGCATCTCGAACAGCTTGGTCTGGTTGCCAGCGGCCTTCAAAAGCGGCGTTAACGCCGCCTTTGAGAATTTTGCTGCGGATGCCATGAATTTCTGCGCAACACGCGGCTCGATGCCAAGCGCCTCCAGGCGCGGGCCGAATTGGCCGTGCTCGCACGCCTCCTTCAGCACGCGCAGGCCACGCCCGACTTCCAGGCAGGCTTCCACGCTGCGGCGCATGTTGGCCGCGATGTCGCGCTGGATCAGATCGGGATCAGTGCAGTCGGCAGGCAACTGGTAGCCGAGCTGGGCCGCGACGGCGCGCACGGTCGCTTCCTGCTCTGTGTGCATGACGGCAAGGCGGTTTGCGGCTTCGCGCATCGCGGGCAGCGCTGGGGTGTCCGCGTCGGTGACCACCACGGCGGTGTTTTCGGTTGCTGCGGGTTTTCGGGCCATGAGGTTTCCTTAAAGCTTAGTCGTAAGACGATTGGCGATTGCGTCGATGCGCTGGCGGGCGGCGTCGAGACTGCGCAAGACGCCCACGGCGTGCTGTGCGAGCCGGGTCGACGGGCGGATGCGCCCCGTCTCCGGGATGCGCTCGGCAAAGCCACGCTCTTCCAGGGTGGCGACGTAGCGGGTGATGGAGCTCGGCTCTAGGCCAGTCGCCTTGGCCAGCTCTGTGGGCGTCAGGCCGTGGGCGAAGTGGCCCAGCAGCACGTTCAGCACATCCAGCACCTTGCCCGCGGACTGGCTGGTGCCCTTCGGCTCAGCGGCGGCCATGGTTGGCACCTCCATCCAGGGCTTTGAGCTTCTTGGTCAGGAGGCGCTCGACCAAGTCAGCGAAGGGCTTTGCGTCTTCAGCGTCGATATCGATCGGCCCATAGTTGGTGTCGATGCGAAAGCCGTAGCGCATCTCCGGCACCTTCTTGGCCAGGTCGTAGCCGATCAACTGCTGTTTGGGGATGGTCATCATGGTCAATCCTCCTGAAGATCAAGTTCGGGCTGGGCGTGCTTCTCGACGTTGCCTCGATGCCAGGCCAAGCCCTCCATGGCTTGCTGAATGCCGGCGAGCGTGTCGCCAGCCTCTGCCTTGCCGCCGTAGAACTGCAGCAGTTGGCCCACAGCTGTGTTGAGCAGCTCCTGCAGGACCTGCATATCGGCGGTGTTGGCCTTGCGGCCGGTAGGGATGTCGATCAGCAGCTTCCCGGCGCTGACTGTCTGCCAGCGGGTGACAAAGTCGATGCCGCATGCGCTCTCAAACGGGCGTACCAGATTGACCGGCATCCGGCCGTTCTGAAACCACTTGTAGAGCGTCCAGTGGTCAGCCAGGCCCATGCGTTCGGCGATGCGCTCCACGGACAAGTTGTGGCGCTCTTTCGCGTAGTCCTTGCACAGCTCTAGCGCGTGGCGCAGGGAGGTCGGATGGATGCGCTTCCAATTGCGGCGCGTCATTGGATGGCCCTCCGCATGGCGATCTCCAAACAAATCGCCGGTTTGCGGCTGGTGCAAGGCATTTGCAGGTCGTAGCCTTGGCAGTGGATAATTTGCGTGGAGAACGATGTGGCAAAAGACGATCTGCTGCAGGAGCTGGACCGTGGTATGGACGCGGTGTACGACTCGCTGTACGTGCTCAATGCGACGATGGCCGCCGTGGTGCGCGCGCTCCAGACCGAATCTGCGGCCCAGGTGGCACGAGCGCTTGATGAGAGCATCGATGGCCTTACGGCTGCGGCAAGCTCCCCAGGGATGTTGGCTCGGACGACGCTTGTCGGCTGGCGTAACATGGCTGCGCGACGTGCAGGTGTTCCGCCAAGGGTGTTGCGGACCATGAAGGGCCTCACGCAGCGGCACGTTGACGCATCGGGACCAGCGCCTTCGCCGGGTCGGTGCAGATCTCACCGGCCTTGATGCCGAGCTTGATGGCGATCTCATGCGCTTGGCCGCGCACGCACTTCTTGCGGCCGCCCAGGACCTCGAACACGAGGTTCGGCGAGAATTTGTTGGCGATTGCCCATTGGGTGATCGAGATGCCTTTGGATTGAAGCTCTGCGCGGGCTTCGTCCGGGGTGCGGAGTTTCATGCTGGCTCCTTGTTTAAGGGGCGGCCGGCGCTTGGCAGAGTGCCGACTAAGTTGCCGTTCGTGGTGGGACGGTGTGAGTTGATTATGGTAACTAAAACGTTACCTGTCAACGAATTTGGGGAGAATTTTGTGTCTATTGGCGAGCGGCTTCGAGAGGAGCGAGAGCGACTGGGGTTCACGCAGCCGGCTTTCGCTGCCCTTGCGGAGACGACCAAGAAGAGTCAGATCGACTATGAGAAGGACTTGACGCAGCCAAAGGCGGGGTATTTGGCTGCCATCGCCAAGGTGGGAGCCGATGTGCAGTACATCGTCACCGGAGTGCGATCGCTCGCCGCTCTCGCACCGGATGAAACGGTGCTGCTAGAGGGGTATCGCGGGTTAGACCTAGCGACACGCAAGCGCATGCTGGCCTTTATGTTGGGTGGTGTAGAGCCTTCAGAGAAAGGCGATAAACCGGCGCAGCCGAGCCGCTTCGAGGGCTCGATGCAGGTGTTCCATCAAGCGCCGATTGGCGACATCTTCGGGCGCGATCTCGTTAAGAAGAAAGGTAAGTAGGGGTAATGGAAGCGGTCAAACAGGAGTTCTCAGGGCCAGTCGGCGATGTGGCTGGCCGCGACATCATCAACCACAACTACAGCCATGGCCGACCACTCACCAAGGCCGAACGGTCAGAGCTGAACAAGCTCGTCCAGCAGTTGGAGACTGAACACGGCGAGCTGGGTTGGCAAACTTGGAAGTTCCTCCATCGCACCATCGGTGTAGAGAACATCGAGACCATGTGTCTCGACCACCGCGATCAGGCGGAGACGATCCTGGGACTGTTGCTCGATCGGGCCAAGGCCCAGAAGGCGCATGCGCAGTTGGAGAAGGATTACGACCGGCTCGCGGAAGCGCTCCACATTCAGGACGAGGACGTCAAGCAGCTCACGGCGCAAGTGGAGACGCTCACCCGGTCAAACGCTGCGATCCAGCGCCTCCACCAATCAGCCACGAAGACCACGGCGCGCGACAAGGAAGTCCATGATCTGACCGAGCGGCTCTTCCAAGCGAATCGCTCGTGTTCTGATATGCAGCAACGCTATGAATCTGCTCGGGCTAGCCTGTCAGAAAGCCAGTCGCGCTACGCCGCCGCCGTGAGTTCTGCTGTTTCATTTCGCAAACGTTGGCTATGGTCTTGGGGTGCAATCGGTGTGCTCGCGTGCTTGATGGTCGCCCTGTCGTACCAGACGTTCAAGCTGCGCAATACCCTTCACGCAACGGAGGCCCGTCTCTCGGTATGTGAGTTCGAGGGCAAGACGTACGGCGTGGGCAGCAGCGTCACGAACGACGACGTTGCAACGCTGAAATGCGTGCTTGGGGAACGCGGCACGCCCGAGTGGCAGGCTACCGGAAAGCCCAGGAACCGGGCGAAGACGTAGAGGGCATGCACGCGATGAACAGGCAGGATTTTCATGGCCCGGTTAGTCAAGTGGCAGGGCGAGACATCATCAACGTCGCATCGCACATGCTTTGGGACTGCGAGACACCAGACCTGAAGCGAGAATTCAAACGGTGCAAGGCCAAGCTCTGGCAAGTGCGACGGGACATTTTTCTCAACATCCCGTTCTTCTGGTTCGTGGCTGGAGTGCTGGGGTCGGCGTGGCTACTGCTGTCTGGCGTGTGGTTCAAGATTGCCGGCCAGATCTGGATGTTCGTGTGGTTGGTCGGTGCGCAGATAATCCCGATGCTGTGGCTGACCGCCATCCGGCAGCGCAAAGGCAAGATGGTTGCCTACTACCGCTATCGCATCGACGTCATCGATACGATCTTGCAGGACACAGAGTGATGGAGAAAGGATGGGACCGCGACTGAACAGATGGATGCTGCCGGCGATTGTGCTGGTATGCGCAGCAGGGTGTGGGGAGGCCAACAAGCCTGAAGACGTAAAGGCATCGCCCACACCGAATGTTGAGGCCACGCGACCGAAGCTCACCGCAGCGGAGGCCAAGCAACTAGCCTCGGATACGTTGGCGTATTTCGACACCAAGTACAAGAACGCGTTGGCGGACGATGGCGTGATGAACAAGGATGCGCTTCTTCGCGTATTCAACGGTCCTGAGCTTCAGGCGATTGTGCAGCGCTGGCCGACTCCATTCACGGGCGATGTTGAAGCAGGCAAATATGTGAGCTGCCAGAACCTACCGGTTTCTGCATCGTCCTATGCGCACGCTCAGCACGACTATGCCTTCAACGGTCTGTCGGAAAAGAACGTGCTTCCGCTGAGAACGCAGTTCAAGCAGGATTTGAAGGACTGCAAGAAGGCGTTGGCTTCCTAGGTGGCATCATCCGAGGACGAGGAAGGAACGCCTTAGTAGGACTTTGCGTCATGCACTAACCTGAAGGCATTCCACTTTCAGCGGCCGGGAAATCATGCGTATCCACCCCATCATCGCGGCATTTGAGCGACAGGCCAAAATACTCGACCTCACGTCGAACACCCAAGATTCTGACGATGCCATAGCGTTGTTGGCGGGCTGGCTCGAACAGGCCACCAACCGCCTGACAGATGCAGACCTTCATGTGATCGTGAACATTGGCGGCCTTCTGTACCGCGATGGGCTTAGCCGCCGGGCTGATGCATCAAACGCTCCCTAAACAAGATTAAAAGCCCCCTCCCGACATGCCGCCGATCATGGCGGCATGTTCATTTCAGGAGGGGCACATGCCTTTCACCAAACGCTTCCCCCGCATGGTCGGCTGGCTGGTGGCCGCCGTGCTGCTCGCCGCGCTGATCGCGGTCATCTCTCCGCAACAACTCCCGGTCGCGCTGTACAAGCTGAGCCTCATCAGCCTAGCGGCCGTTGTCGCCTACTTGTTAGCGCCGATGTAAAACTGACCCACCCGCCGAAGTAAACCTGACCCACCTGGGAGAGGATGGCGGCTTTTGCCGCCGATGCTGACTCAGGAGCAAGCAGTGGAAATCAAGGTATTGGCAAGACGGGGTACGGCGGTACGGGAGATAGCGCGGCAAACAGGTCTATCGCGCAATACGGTGCGGCGCTATCTGCGCGACGGGCAGGCCGGCCGTTACAAGGAGCGCCAGCCACGCCCAACCAAGCTCGACCCGTTCAAGGGCTATCTGCTCGAACGTGTCGCCGCCGCGCGGCCACACTGGATTCCGGCAACGGTGCTGCTGCGGGAACTGCGGGAGGCCGGCTACGAAGGTGGCGTCAGCCAGCTCAAGGCATTCCTGGCGCCGCATAAGCGTGTGGCAGCCGAGCCAGTGGTGCGGTTCGAGACGCCTCCGGGCAAGCAGATGCAGGCCGACTTCACCGTCATCCGCCGTGGCCGCGCGCCGCTGCTGGCGCTGGTGGCGACGCTGGGATACAGCCGTGCGAGTTTCGTGCGCTTCACCGCCGGCGAGGGCGCCACGACGTTGTGCGAATGCCTGCGCGAAGCGTTCATCTACTTCGGCGGCACGCCTGAGCAGGTGCTGTTCGATAACGCGAAGTCCGTGGTTGTTGAACGTGACGCGTTTGGCGTTGGCGAGCATCGATGGAACACGCAGTTGCTCGCGCTGGCTGAGACCTACGGCTTCACGCCGAAGGTGTGCCAACCCTATCGGGCCAAGACCAAGGGCAAGGTCGAGCGCTTCAACCGCTATCTGAAGGAGAGCTTCGTGGTGCCGCTGGCGGCCACGCTCAAACAGGCGGGGCTGAAGCTGGACGTCGAGGCCGCCAATGCACGCATCGGCCGGTGGCTTGCGGAAGTCGCCAACGTGCGCGTGCACGCCACCACGCAGGAGCGGCCGGCCGCGAGGCTGCCAGCAGAACAGGCAGCGCTGTTGCCGTTGCCCACACCAACGTCGATGCCCATGCCTGTGGTCTCGAAGCTGCACCGCGTGCTGCCACGCGAGAGCTTGCAGCATCCGCTGGCCGTGTACGACGCGTTGCTGGAGGCTGCCGCATGAATCTGCAGCATGAACGGATTGACGGACTCTGCGCGCAACTGAAGCTCGACCGTATCGCCAGCGATTGGGGAGCGCTCGCGCAGCACGCTGCAACGACTGACGCGAGCCTGGCCGACTTCCTGGAGCAACTGCTGCAGGCCGAACTTGGTGCGCGCGAAGAGCGCAAGCGCCAGACGCTCACGAAGCTCGCCTCGCTGCCGAACATCAAGACGCTGGAGCAGTACGACTTCGGTTTCGCCAGCGGCGCTCCGCGTGCACAGATACAGGAGCTGGCCAGCCTCGCGTTCATCGAGCGAGCCGAGAACGTCGTACTGCTTGGACCGTCTGGCGTCGGCAAGACGCACATCGCCAGTGCGCTGGCCTACCGCGCGACGCAGGCTGGCATCAAGACACGCTTCATCACGGCCGCCGACCTGATGATGCAACTGGCGACGGCGCGCCAACAGAACCGCTTGCGGGAGTTCTTCAACCGCGCGGTCATCGGGCCGAGGTTGCTCGTCATCGATGAAATCGGCTACCTGCCGTTCGGCCGTGAAGAGGCTGACCTGTTCTTCAACGTCGTCGCCAAGCGCTATGAGCGTGGCGCCATCGCGTTGACGAGCAACCTGCCGTTCACGCAGTGGGCCACGGCCTTCGCCGACGACCAGACGCTGACGGCAGCCATGCTCGACAGGCTCTTGCATCACGCACACATCGTGCAAATCAGCGGTGAGAGCTACCGACTGAAGGACAAGCGCAAGGCAGGGCAAACAACCACGCGGGCAAGCGCGAAAGCAGCTGCGTGACACAGGACCCAGGTGGGTCAGATTTACTTCGGCGATTCACCGAAAGGCGGGTCAGAATTCAGTCGGCGTTGACACCTACTGGCTGGATCGCGGCCTGTTCCCTTACGCTCGACCGGACGCCTATCTGCGCCGGGATTGGCGCCACGGGACCAACGAACTGGAAGATGAAGCCGACTATCAGATCGTCGCCGGATACGAGCTGGTGTTCGCAGCAGCGATGCTGCGCCGGGCCGCGATTGTTGCGGGCATCGTGATTGGCGTTGCGCTGGGGCTCTGACATGCGCGCGCTCCGACTCGTCTGGCTGGTGTTCGCGCTCGCCTGCCAGGCGGCAGTGGCCCAGGTTCCCCAGGCGGCGCAGCAACACCGCGCCGACCTGACCCGCGTGGCGCGCGCCATGTGGGGGCTGGACGCGCCTATCTCCACCTTCGCCGGCCAACTCCATCAGGAAAGCGGCTGGCGGCCTGGTGCGGTGTCCTACGTCGGTGCGCAAGGCATGGCGCAGTTCATGCCCGAGACGGCTGCGTGGATCGCCCAAGCCTATCCGGCACTGGCCGACAAGCAACCCTTCAACGCTGGCTGGAGCCTGCGCGCACTTGTCACCTATGACCATCATCTGTGGCAGCGCGTGAAGGCCGCTACGCCGTGTGAACGCATGGCCAAGGCGCTGTCGGCCTACAACGGCGGCCTCGGCTGGGTGTACCGCGACGAGACGGCCACCCGCCGGGCTGGCAAGGATGCGCAGCAGTGGTTTGGTGCGGTAGAAATGGTCAACGCTGGTCGGACGGATGCCAACTGGCGCGAGAACCGGGCCTACCCACGCCGCATCCTGCGCACGCTGGAGCCGATCTACGTCCGCGCCGGCTGGGGCGCCGGGAGTTGCACATGACGACCGCCCGCATGGTGTTGATCGCGGTGCTCGTCTCCCTTGCTGCGGCCGTGGGCGGCTTCTTCTTCGGGCGGCACGTCGAAGCCACTGCGCAGCATGCGCGCGCGGCGGACAAGACGATCAGCGATCTGACCGCGCTGCTCGAAGCCAACCAGCACTTGATCCAGGACGGCCAGGCCGCCAGCCAGCAAATGCGCCAGGCACTCAACCAGCGCGCCGCACAAGACCAGAAATCAACCAAGGAGCTACGCGATGCGCTCGCCAAGACTGCCCGCAGCCGTGCTGATTGCCGCTTTGATGCAGACAGCATGCGCCTCATCCAGGCCGCCCGTGATCGTGCAGCCGCGGCTGCTGCCGGCGGAGTACTCGGTGCCGTGCCCGACACCGCCCGCGCCGGCCAGCAATAGCGCCGACGACGTGGCACTCGCGCTCAAGGCCATGTACGACCTCTACGGGGTCTGCGCCGGCCGCCTGGTCGATCTGGTCGATTGGGTTGGCAAGCATTGATGGATATTCAACCAAACAGGGGAACCGGCGAATGACGGTGCAGGTGGAGTTTTGGCAGGTGGTTTCGCTGCTCGTGGCGTTTCTGGGCTTCATGCTCGGTGCGGGAAAGTTGCTGCTCACGCAGATCGAACGGCGCCAGGCCGAGCGCGACCAGAGGCAGGAGGAGCAGATCAATGCCCTACTCAAACAGATTGGCAAGGAAGCCGAAACAGTGGTTCGCCTGGAGCGCGAGTTCATGAGCTTCAAGGCCGATCTGCCGCTGCAGTACGTCCGGCGCGAAGACTACGTCCGAGGCCAGAGCGTGATCGAGGCCAAGCTGGATGCCCTCTACAGCAAGCTCGAAGTGGTACAGATGAAGGGAGTCAAACATGATTGACCATGCGAAGGTCCGGCGCGAGTCCATGCGTTGGAACCTGATTAACACGCTGAACAAGGCCCGCCCGCACACCGTCAGCGAACAGTTCCTGCTGGACGTGATGCGCGCCATCTACGCAGACGCCACCGCCCTGGAAGTGCGCCGCGAGCTGGACCACCTCGCTGACCGCAAGCTGGTCGACCTGAACAAGACGCCTTCGGGCGCCTGGTTTGCCGACCTGACCCGCTACGGCGTCGACCTGGCCGAGTACACCATCGACTGCGCGCCTGGTATCGCCCGGCCCGAGAAGTATTGGAGCGAATGATGGCCCGCCGATCGAGCATCGACGGTCTGCCGGACGACGTGCGGCGCTGGCTTGAGCGCGCGCTCGCAGACAGCAACTTCAGCGGCTACCAGGCGCTGGAAGCGATGCTGCGCGAACAGGGCTATCAGATCAGCAAGAGCGCCATTCACCGCTATGGTCAGAAGATCGAGCGCCGCTTCGCCGCCATCAAGGCGAGCACTGAAGCCGCGCGCATGCTGACCGAGGGCGCGGCCGACGACCAGGACGCACGCTCCGAGGCGGTGATTGCCCTGGTGCAGACCGAGCTGTTCGACAGCATCGTCAACCTGCAGGAAGCCGGTGACGAAGACCTTGACCCGGCCGAGCGCATCGGCCTGCTGTCCAGCGCGGCCAAGAACATCGCCACGCTGGCGCGCGCCAGCGTGAACCAGAAGCGCTTCCGCCAGGAAGTGCAGGCCCGTGCCGAAGCCGCTGCCGCCAACGTCGAGAAGATCGCTAAGAAGGGTGGCCTGTCCGCCGAGTCGGTGGACGCACTGCGCCGCGAAATCCTGGGGATTGCCGGATGAGCATGATCCCCGCGTGCCTGCCGAACACGGCCGCCGTCGAGGCGCCGCCAGTGCTGATGGGCTACCAGCAGCGCTGGGTGGCCGACAAGTCGCCGCTGAAGGTCATTGAGAAGAGCCGGCGGACTGGCCTCACCTGGGGCGAGGCAGCCGACAACGTGCTGACCGCCGCCTCCAACCGCGCGGCGGGCGGGCAGAACGTCTACTACATCGCGTACAACCAGGACATGACCATCGAGTACATCCAGGCGTGCGCGATGTGGGCTAGGGCCTTCAATCATGCCGCCTCGGAGATCGAGGAAGGCTTCTGGGAAGACGACGAAGACGACAAGAACATCAAGACGTTCACGATCCGCTTTCCGGCGTCGGGCTTTCGCATCGTTGCGCTGACCAGCCGGCCTTCCAACCTGCGCGGGCGCCAAGGCACGATCGTGATCGACGAGGCCGCCTTCCACGACCAGCTCGGCGAGTTGCTCAAGGCAGCGCTGGCCATGCTGATCTGGGGCGGCCGGGTGCGTGTCATCTCCACGCACAACGGCGCAGAGAACCCGTTCAATGAGCTGGTGGAAGACATCCGTGCCGGCAAGCGCAAAGGCGCCGTCCATCGCGTGACCTTCCAGGAGGCGGTGACCGAAGGGCTGTACCGCCGCGTTTGCATGCGCCTGGGCAAGGCATGGGCAGCGACCGAAGAAGCGGCCTGGATGGCCGACGTGTACGCCTTCTACGGCGACGGCGCCGAGGAGGAACTGAACTGCGTGCCGGCCAACTCGGGCGGCGCTTGGCTGTCGCGCGCGCTGATCGAATCCCGCATGTCGGCCGACACTCCCGTGCTGCGTTGGGAGTGCAAAGCCGGCTTCGAGCTGCTGTCCGACCATATCCGCGCCGCCGAGTGCCGCGACTGGCTGGAAGCCAGCCTGGCGCCGCTGCTCGCCGCGCTGCCGGCCGACGCCATCTCGTTCAACGGCGAAGACTTCGGCCGCACGGGTGACCTCACCGTGCACGTGCCGCTGATCCAAACGCAGAATCTGGTACGCCGCGTGCCGTTCCTGGTCGAACTGCGCAACGTTCCCTTTCGCCAGCAAGAGCAGATCGCCTTCTACCTGCTCGATCGCCTGCCACGCTTCACGGGCGGCGCATTCGATGCGCGCGGCAACGGTCAGTTCCTGGCCGAGGTCGCCATGCAGCGCTACGGCGCGTCGCGCATCCAGCAGGTGATGCTGTCGGAGTCCTGGTATCGGGAGCACATGCCGCCGGTCAAGGCTGCGCTGGAAGACGGCACGCTGGACGGTCTGCCCAAAGATGCCGACGTGCTGGCCGACCTGCGCGCGGTGCAGGTCATCAAGGGCGTGCCTCGCATTCCCGACATCCGCACGACGGGCGAAGACAAGGGCAAGCGTCACGGCGACGCGGCTGTGGCTGTAGCGCTGGCGTACTTCGCCAGCCGCGAGATCAACAAAGGTCCGGTGACGGCGAAATCCCGCCGCCGCCGCACCGGCGCCCGTATCACCCAGGGGTATTGATGAAGACCAAAGGCATGTGGGTCAGCCCCACCGAGTTCGTCCAGTTCGGGGAGCCGAGCAAGTCGCTGTCCGACCAGATCGCCACGCGTGGCCGCAGTATCGACTTCTACGGGCTGGGCATGTACCTGCCCAACCCCGACCCGGTGCTTAAGGCGTTGGGTAAGGACATCAAGGTCTACCGCGAGCTGCGTGCCGATGCGCACGTGGGCGGCTGCATCCGCCGCCGCAAGGCCGCCGTGAAGGCGCTTGAATGGGGCTTGGACCGCGACAAGGCAAAGAGTCGCGTGGCCAAGTCGATCGAGGCCATCTTTGCGGACTTGGACCTCTCGCGGATCATCACCGAGATGCTGGACGCGGTGCTGTACGGCTACCAGCCGATGGAAGTGATCTGGGGCAAGGTCGGCAGCTATCTGGTGCCGGTGGACGTCGTCGGCAAGCCGGCAGACTGGTTTCTCTATTCCCCGGAGAACGAGCTGCGCTTCCGCACCCGGCAGAACATGATCCAGGGCGAGGAGTTGCCGCCGCGCAAGTTCTTGGTGCCGCGCCAGGACGCCAGCTACGACAACCCCTATGGCTTCGCGGATCTGTCGATGTGCTTCTGGCCGACCACCTTCAAGAAGGGCGGCCTCAAGTTCTGGGTGCAGTTCACCGAGAAGTACGGTGCACCGTGGGTCATCGGCAAGCACCCGCGCAGCGCATCGGATGCCGAAAAGAACCTGTTGCTGGATAGCCTGGAAGACATGGTGCAGGACGCCGTCGCGGTCATCCCGGACGACTCCAGCATCGATATCAAGGAAGCGGCCGGTAAGGCAGGCAGCACCGAGGTCTACGAGCGGCTACTGCACTTCTGCCGCTCCGAGGTGTCGATCGCGCTGCTGGGCCAGAACCAGACCACCGAGGCCAACTCCACCCGCGCCTCGGCCCAGGCCGGGTTGGAGGTCACGCGCGACATCCGCGACGGTGACAAGGGCATCGTGGAGGAAGCCTTCAACACGCTGATCCGCTGGGTGTGCGAGTTGAACTTCAACGATGGCGCGCGGCCGGTGTTCTCCCTGTGGGAGCAAGAAGAGGTCGACAAGATGCTGGCCGAGCGCGACGAGACGCTGGTTCGGGCTGGCGCAAAGCTCACCTCGGCCTACTTCAAGCGTGCGTACAACTTGCAGGATGGCGACCTGGACGAAACTCTGCCGCCGGACGTGCCGGGTGTCGAGTTTGCCGAGGGAGATGATGCGGCCCCTGACCAGGACGCCATCGATGCCGCGCTGGATGCCTTCAGCAATTCCGAAATGGACGATCTAGCGCTCAAGCTGTTCCGTCCTATCCTGCAGAAGGTCAAGGCAGGCGCGTCACCAGAGGCATTACTCGGCGCGTTGGCCGAGCTGTATCCCAAGATGGACGCCAGTGCGCTGCAGGAGCGCCTGGCGCGCGTCATTTTCACCGCCAAGGTGTGGGGCATGCTGCATGGCTGACGTGAACCTTGCCTATGCCATGAGCCTGCCTCCGCAGGAGGCCGTGGCCTACTTCCAGAGCAAAGGCTTCGCCATCACGTGGGATTGGCATGAGCAGTGGCAGGAAGCCCAGGCGCAGGCATTCACGGTGGCCAAGGTCACGCGCCTGGACATCCTGCAAGACATCCGTGACGCCGTGGACAAGGTGCTGACGCAAGGAAAGACCGAAGCCTGGTTTGCCAAAGAGCTGACGCCCGTGCTGCAGGCCAAGGGCTGGTGGGGCAAGCAGGAGCACGTGGACGCGGAAACCGGCGAAGTCAGCCAGGTGCAGCTCGGCAGTCCGTGGCGTCTGCAGACGATCTTCCGCACCAACGTGCAGACCGCGTACATGGCGGGCCGCTTCCAGCGTCAGTTGGAGAACGTGGATGATCGGCCGTACTGGAAATACGTCGCCATCCTGGACAGCCGCACGCGCCCGAGCCATCGCGCGCTGAACGGCAAGGTATTCCGCTACGACGATCCGTTCTGGCAATACTTCTACCCGCCCAACGGCTGGGGATGCCGCTGCCGCGTCGTGGCGCTATCGGCCGACGATATCGATGTGCGCGGGGTCAAGGTCGACACGTCCGAAGGCAAGCTCGGCACCGCCATGCGCTTGGTCTCCGAGAAGAGCGGAGAAATGCGCGAGGTGGCGACGTACACCACGCAGCACCCGGACGACCGCACCGGCAAGCGCAAGATCGTCATCTCGCCCGACGTGGGCTGGAGCTACAACCCTGGTGCAGCCGCATGGGTGCCCGACATCAAGCGATACGTCGGCGACCTGGCCAAGCTGGCGGAGAAGGAGCTGGCAGGAGCAGCGGCATGAGCGACTTCGTCCGCATCAACGTCGACGACAAGCAGCTCCAGGTTGCGTTCGAACGTCTGGAATCGTCGGTGCTGGACATGACGCCGGCCATGCGCAAGATTGCTGCCACGCTGGAGGCCGTGGTCGAGGAGAACTTCGAGGCCGAGGGGCGCCCGCGTTGGAAGCCCAGCCAGCGCGCCCAGGCGGAAGGCGGCATGACGTTGCAGAAGACCGGGCGGCTGGCGTCGTCCGTTACCACGGACTACAACGCCAGCACCGTGGTGATCGGCAGCAACGTTGCGTATGCGCGCATTCACCAGCTCGGCGGCAAGACCAAGCCACACGTGATCCGCCCCAAGGCAAAGCAGGCGCTGGCGTTCGGCGGCCACGTGGTGAAGTCGGTCAACCACCCTGGGTCGGAGATTCCGGCCAGGCCGTTCCTTCCCGTCACCAGCGATGGCGACCTTCAACCCGAAGCCAGCGAAGCGGTGCTCGGAACCATTCTCCGGCATCTCAAAACAGCCGCAGGAATTTAGGCCGCTACGGGAGCGGTCACCCCATTGGACGACTGATGGCGCGCGGACAGGACCTTCCGCAAGGCTCCAACCTTTATAAACGGTTTATGGTTCCGGTATATTGGTCGCTCTTCAACTGATGGAGCGACTATGAAGGTGTTTCTTGTTTTTGTCCCCCCAGGTGGTGGCGAAGCGGACTATCAGCTTGAGATGGAAATGCCAGCGGTTCCGCAAGCTGGCGACTACATCACGGTCACCAGACCTGGACAGACAGGTTCAGAGGATTTCATCGTGCGTCGTACTTGGTGGCGGTTTGAGTTCGACGACGCCGCGAAGGTTGGGAAGACTGCAGGAATCGCCGTTGAGTGCGAGTTCGCAGAAGCTCCATTTTCATCTGAGGCGCATAAGCGCGCGTGCAAGCGCTACAAAGCTGGCAGCTTTGAAGAAACGGCATACTGATTCATCGCTTCGCAGTGAGCGCAGTCGCGCTTGCTCACACCTCCTGCAGTATTAATCCCAATTAAAAGACGCATCTCATGCCCCGTCACAAGATGGCGGGCATGAGCACATCCCAAACACTCCATATCTTCAAGCCCGGCCGCCAGACCGCGATGTCTGGCGTGACGCTGGAGTTCTCCGAGTCCGACCTTGAGGCGAGCGCTCGGGCCTATGACCCGGCCAAACATGAAGCGCCCATCGTCATCGGTCATCCGAAGCACGATGCGCCCGCTTACGGCTGGGTGAAGTCGCTTGCCGCCGGCAGCGATGGCCTCTCGGCCACGGCGCATCAGGTCGATGCCGACTTCGCCGAGCTGGTGGATGCCGGCCGCTACAAGAAGATCAGCGCCAGCTTCTACCTGCCCGACGCCCCTAACAACCCTGTGCCGGGCGTGTACTACCTGCGCCACGTTGGCTTCCTCGGCGCGCAGCCGCCCGCCGTCAAGGGACTGAAGCCGGTCGAGTTCGCCGACGCCGACGAGGGCGTGGTCGAGTTCGGCGATTGGGGCATGGAGACCAACGCCACCCTCTGGCGCCGCATGCGCGAATGGCTGCTCACCAAGTTCGGCCAGGAAGCCGCCGACCAAGTCGTGCCCGACTGGCAAATCGAAGCGATCCGAGAGTCGGCGCGTCAAGACGATGACGAGCCCCGCGCTGCGTTTGCCGATCCCGCCGCCAATCCCACCCGTTCCACTCACCAGGAGATCAATGCAGTGACCCCGGAAGAAAAGGCCGCGCTGGAGGCCGAAAACGTCCAGTTGAGACAGCGCCTGGCGGAAGCCGATGCGCGCGAGAAGGCCAGCACCGCCGCAAAGCGCCACGGTGACCACCTGGCCTACGCCGAGCAGCTCGTCACCGACGGCAAGCTCGCGCCCAAGCACCGGGACGCCGTTGTCGCCTTCCTTGATTTCGCGGACGGCGAGACCGCCGTGGAGTTCGGCGAGGGCGACGCCAAGCAACCGCTGGCCACCGCCTTCAAGTCGTTCCTGGGCGAGTTGCCGAAGGTGGTCGAGTTCGGCGAGACGGCCACAAAGAACAAGGCGCAGCAGCAGTCCGGCAGCGACGCGGTGGAGTACGGCGAGAACGTCGATCAAGGCCGCCTCGCGCAGGACCGCCAAATTCGCCAGTACATGCAGGAGCACAAGGTGGACTACGCCACCGCTGCCTCTTGCGTCATCAAGTAACCACCAGCCAGGAGAATTCCATGGGGCGTTTGTCCAACCTGCGGGTCGTTGACCCGGTTCTGACCCAACTGTCGATTGGCTACACCAATGCCGATCTGGTGGGTGATGTGCTGTTCCCGTTTGTCCCGGTGGACAAGGAAGGCGGCAAGATTCCGAAGTTCGGCAAGGAAGCCTTCAAGATTTACAACACCGAGCGCGCGCTGCGTGCGCGGTCCAATCGCATCAACCCGGAAGACGTCGATGGCGTGACGATCTCGCTCGATGAGCACGATCTGGAATACCCGATCGACTACCGCGAAAGCGACGAGGCCGCCTTCCCGCTGGAAGCGCACGCCACCCACGTCGTCACTGAAGGCATCCGCCTGCGCCACGAAAAGAAGGTGGCCGACCAGGTGCAGGACGTGGCCAGCTACGCCGCCAGCAACAAGATCGTGCTGTCCGGCTCCAGCCGCTTTACCGACAAGACCTCCGACCCCATCGGTGTGATCGAGGATGGCAAAGACGCTGTGCGCAGCAAGATTGGCCGTTTCCCGAATACGGCGGTCATTGGTGCCGCCACCTGGAAGGCGCTCAAACAGCACCCCGCGTTCATCGAGCGCATCAAGTACAGCATGAAGGGCATCCTGACCGTCGACCTGGTCAAGGAAATCCTGGAAGTCGACAACATCGTCGTCGGCAAGGCTGTGTCCGCCAATGACAAGGGCGTCTTCAGCGACCTGTGGGGCGACAACATCGTGCTTGCCTACGTCGCACCCGGCCGCGCAGGCAATGAGCGCACGCCCTACGAACCGTCGTTCGGCTACACGCTGCGCAAGAAAGGCGTGCCGATCATCGACACGCGCATCGAAGACGGCAAGCTGGAGCTGGTGCGGAACACCGACAACTTCCAGGTGGCGCTGCTCGGTGCCGAAGCCGGCTATCTGATCGCCGACACCAACGTCTGACACGGGTGACGCGATGGAAGAGAAGAAGCCCTATCGCGTTGGCGCGACGCCGATCCTGCACAACGGCAAGCGCCACGAGCCCGACGCCCTCATCCATCTGACCGATGAGGAAGCCGACAGCCTCGACGATCTGTCGCAGGTATCCAGCGACGACTCCAAGACCACCAAGAAAGGAGGTAAAGCGTGAAGACGCAACAACCCACTCTGACCACTTCGATTCTGGCGACGGCCGCGTTGGCCCGCTTCCGCTTTGTCGGCTTGACCGGTGGCGTTTGCGGGGCCGCAGCCAAAGCGCTGGGCACGACCGAAGCCACCGCTGACATCGGCGAGCAGGCATCGGTCAACGTCACTGGCATCCTGCTGGTGGAGGCCGCAGCGCCGATCGCCGCAGGCGCGGAAGTCGAATCCGATGCCGCCGGCAAAGCGATCACCAAAAACGCGGGTGCCAGCAACGGCTTCGCGCTTGATGCCGCTGCGGCGGCGGGCGATGTGATCCGCCTCGTGCGAGGCATCTGAGCATGGACAACCAGCACAAGCTCATCACCGGCTACCGCGAGTTGACCGAGGACGAGATCGCCTTGATGAACGAGGTGAAGGCCAAGGCAGCGGAAGTCGGCACGCTCGTGGAGCAGCTACGCGCGGCATTGCCCGCCTTCAAGATCGAGGGCGATCCCGTCCAGGTGGGCGACCAGACGCTGATCGCCGTGAGCGATGAAGCTTACGAGACCGACCGTTGGCTGACGATCGGCCAGGACCACCTGCAGCAGGGCTTCATGGCCCTAACGCGCGCTGTGGCCCGCCCGACCACGTTCTGAGGCGTCCATGCACTACTGCTCGCTTGCCGACCTGCAACTGGCTGTCCCGCCGCAAACGCTGATCTGGCTCTCGAACGACGACGAGTCCGCCACCGCCATGAACCAAGCGGTGGTGGAGGAAGCCGTCCGGCAGGCCGAAGAGCTGGTCGATGCGCATCTGCGCGGGCGCTACAACCTGCCGCTGGACCCGGTGCCGTCGGTCGTCAAAGACATGACGGTCAACCTTGCGCGGCACTGGTTGTACGCGCGGCGGCCGGAAGGCAGCGAGTTGCCCGAGGCGGTTACGCGCACCTACAAGTCCGCGCTTCGCATGCTTGAGGCGATCCGCGACAACAAGCTGACCATCGGCGACCCGACCGGCGTGGCCACGTCCGAACCCGGCGAAGTGAAGGTGCGGGCACGGCCGCGCCGTTTCGCCGCTGACCTGCTGGACCGTTACCGCTGATGGCCACGACGCTGGAAATCATCGACGCGCTGGTTCAGCGCCTGAAGGCGAAGCTGCCCCAACTGGCGGTCGAGTACTTCCCGGACAAACCGGCGGATTACCGACTGAATCACCCGAGGGGCGCGCTGCTGGTCAGCTATCTGGGCAGCCAGTTCGACAAGACAGTCGATGTCACGTACATCGCCCAGCCGCGCACGGTAAAGCTGTCGGTCACCGTCATCCTGCGCCAGCTCCACGGCCGGGGCGGCGCGGTCGACGTGGTCGACGACGTGCGCCGGGCGCTGATCGGCTGGAAGCCGCCAGATTGCCGCAAGGTCTGGGCCGTATCGGACAAGTTCCTGGGCGAAACCGCCGGCCTCTGGCAATACGCGGTCGATCTGGCCAGCCAGTCGATGCTGGTGGAAGACGCGGACGTCGGCACCGAAACACCCCTGACGCAAGTCACCTATGAGGAGCAACCATGAAATACCGCTACAGCGGCCCAACCAGCGGCGTGACCCTGCAACAGGGTGAAGACATCCAGGAAGTCATGCTGCACACCGGCACGGAAGTCGAGCTGCCGGAAGACCACGAGTACACCCAGACGCTTCTGGCGCTGGGGCACCTTGTCCTGGTCAAGCAAGCCACCACCAAGACGCCAGCGCGCACCAGCGCCGGCACCGACGAAACCGCAGCGAAAGGAGCGTAAGCGATGGCTGCAAACTACTTGCATGGTGTAGAAACCATCGAGGTCGAGAAAGGCCCGCGTCCCGTTCGCACGGTGAAGTCGGCCGTCATCGGCCTGATCGGCACCGCGCCCATCGGTGCGGTGAATACGCCGACGCTCACCCTGTCCGAAAAGGATGCGGCCGCGTTCGGCACGCAGCTGCCGGGCTTCACTATCCCGCAGGCGCTGGATGCGATCTACGACCACGGCGCCGGCACGGTCATCGTCATCAACGTGCTTGACCCCGCGATCCACAAGACCGCCGTGGCCAGCGAACCGATTACCTTCGACGCCTCCACCGACCGCGTGAAACTCGCCCACGGTGCCGTAGCGGCCCTGGTGCTGAAGAGCAACGACGGCGCGACCACCTACGTGCTCGGCACCGACTACACGGCCGATACGCTCACGGGCGAGCTGGTCCGCGTGAAGGGTGGTGCCATTGCGGCAGGCGGCAGCGCCAAGGCGGGCTACGACTACGCCGACCCGACCAAGGTCACACCGGCCGACATCATCGGCACCGTCAACGCAGCCGGCGTGCGCACGGGCTTGAAGGCGCTCAAGGACACCTACAACCTGTTCGGGTTCTTCGCCAAGATTCTGATCGCGCCGGCCTTCTGCACGCAGAACTCGGTGTCGACCGAGCTGATCGCCATGGCGGACCAACTGGACGCAGTGACGTACATCGATGCGCCCATCGGTACGACATTCGCCCAGGCGCTGGCGGGGCGTGGCCCGGCGGGCACGATCAACTTCAACACCTCCAGCGACCGCGTGCGTCTGTGCTATCCGCATGTGAAGGTGTACGACACCGTGCTCAATGCCGAGCGTCTGGAGCCCTTGTCTGCCCGCGCAGCCGGCTTGCGCGCCAAGGTCGACCTGGACAAGGGCTTCTGGTGGTCCGGCTCCAACCAGGAACTGGCGGGCGTGATCGGCGTGGAGCGCCAGCTCTCTGCGATGATCGACGATCCACAGTCCGAGGTGAACCTGCTCAACGAACAGGGCATCACGACCGTATTCTCCAGCTACGGCTCGGGTTTCCGCCTATGGGGCAACCGCACGGCGGCCTGGCCGACCGTGAGCCACATGCGCAACTTCGAGAACGTGCGCCGCACGGGCGATGTCATCAACGAATCGCTGCGCTACTTCAGCCAGCAGTACATCGACATGCCGCTCAACCAGGCACTGATCGACTCCTTGGTGGAATCGGTCAACAGCTATGGCCGCAAGCTGATCGGCGACGGCGCGCTGCTGGGCTTCAAGGCGTGGTTCGACCCGGCGCGCAATGAAGAGACCGAGCTGGCCAACGGCCATCTGCTCATCAGCTACAAGTACACGCCCCCGCCGCCGCTGGAGCGGCTGACGTTTGAGACCGAGATCACCTCGGAATACCTGCTGACCCTGAAGGGAGGTAACTGACCATGGCCGGCAAGATCGAGATCAACCGCATCACCAACGCCAACATCTACGTGACGGGCAATTCGCTGCTCGGCCGCGCCGAGGAGGTCAAGCTACCCGACATCTCGGCCATCATGGCGGAGCACAAGGCGCTCGGCATGGTGGGCAAGATCGAGTTGCCGTCGGGCTTCGACAAGCTGGAAGGCGAGGTCAAGTGGAACTCGCTGTACAAGGAAGTCGCCAAGACCGTGGCCAACCCATTCAAGGCGGTGCAGTTGCAGTGCCGTTCCAGCATCGAGACTTACGGCGCCCAGGGCCGCATCCAGGAGGTGCCCTTGGTCACCTACCTGACCGTGATGTTCAAGAAGAACCCGCTGGGCACCTTCAAGCAGCACGAGAACGCCGAGTTCGGCTCAGCGTTTGGCGCGACGTACATCAAGCAGGTGATCGACGGCGAAGAGGTGCTGGAGCTGGACTACCTGGCCAACATCTTCCGCGTTGGCGGTGAAGACATGCTGGCTGATTTCCGCAGCAACATCGGTGGCTGATTGGTGGCCGCATGACTGAATCCCGCCAGGACACGCTCCGCGCGCGGAGCGACGAGCCCCGATGACCTGGCGCACGCCAGCGAGGCAAGCGGCCTACCGAAAAATGGTGAAAGTAGCCCGGCCACCATCAGCAATCGAACGGCGGTGAAAACCGCGCCGTAGACGTAAGCGGCAGGCCCACTTCGGTGGGCCGTTTCCACTTATAACCTCGTTTAACGGACGAGCGTTCCCCAGCCGCCGACAATTCTTCGCGTACATCATTAACCCACGCGAAGGAACTTCCATGAGCGGCAACGCAATCCCCCTGCAATACCCCTTCACAACGGCAGCCGGCGAGCAAATCAGCTCCGTCACAACTCGCCGCCTGAAGGTCAAAGACTTGAGGGCCATCGGCGAGCAAAGCGGCGGCAGCGAAGTGCTGCTCGAACTGAACGGCGTGGCCCGCATGTGCGGCCTGGTGCCGGAAGACCTGGATGAAATGGATGCCGCCGACTACCAGGCGGTGAAGACCCGATTTCTGGAATTCGTGGGTGTCACCGGAAAACCTGTGGGCGGGGGAGAAACTGCTGGCGAGGTGGTTCCGGTTTCAGCCGAGTGAGATTGATCGGCTGACGGTGGACAGATTCTGCCGCTGGGTCGAAGGCGCCAGCGAGCAGATCAAGCGCGAGCACGGCGACGGCTGACCAGCCACGCCACTGTCTTGATGCAAGCCGCAGCGGCAAAGGCTGCGGCGGCAACGACCGGGCCGAGAAAGGCCAGCCCAAAGAACACCGCGACCCCGAACGCGAGCGGCACGGCCCAGAGCGGCAGTTCGATCACCAGCCATACGCCCAACGCAACCGCAAGCACGGTAACGATGGTGTAAGCGATGGTTTCGGCAAGGGTTTCGAGGTCCATAACCGCATCCTAAGTCTGGGGTAACCGCATGGCAAGCGAGTTCTACATTGGCGTCAAGATCGGCGCGACCATGCTGGCCAGCTTCGGCACCGCGCTGGCCGGCGCCAAGAACACCATGGTGGGCCTTGGCCGGGTGGCGGATGACCTCAAGGTCAAACACACCCGCCTGGGCGAAACCATGGCCCGTGCGATGGCGCACCCGACCCGCAACGTCGGCGAGCTGCGCCGCCAGTACGAGCAGCTCGGCAAGACCATGGACGCCCTTGCAGCCAAACAGGCCAACCTGGCGGCCCAGATGGCGCGCGGCGACGCCTTGCGCCAGCAGCGCATGACCATCGGCGCGGAAATGGTCGGCACCTACCTCACGGCCAAGGCGACCGCTGCGCCGCTGATCGGCGCTGTCAAGGAAGCCGCAACGTTCGAGGCGGGCCTGCGCGACATCGCGATCACCGGCAATCTGACCAAGGTGGAGGAGTTCAAGGTCGGCGAGGCGATCCGAAAGGCCGCACTCTCGACCAGCCAGGGCCATGCCGCCATCCTGGCCGGCGTTGGCACGCTGGTCGCTGCCGGCATGGATGCTAACAAGGCCGGTGAGTATTCAGCGCTGCTGGGCAAGGTGGCCACTGCCACCAACGCGGACATGAAAGACTTGGCCGGCATGGTCTATTCCCTGTCGGAAACCTTGGGCATCAAGGGCGATGCCGCGCTTAAGGAGGCATTCAACCGGGCGGCTTTTGGCGGCAAGCTCGGCCGCTTTGAGCTGAAGGACATGGCCAAGGCGCTGCCCGAGATGACGGCTGCCTTCGCCGCCAAGGGCATCAAGGGGCAGGACGCTCTGACGCAGATCATCGCCAGCCTGGAAGTCGGCCGCGAAGGTGCGGGCACTGGCGATGAAGCAGTGACCAACCTGCGCAACTGGCTTTCGCACATGAACGCCAAGCACACCATCGACTCCTACACCAAAGCCGGTGTGGACTACCAGAAGTCGATGCAGAACCTCGTGGCGGACGGGTACTCCAGCTATGAGGCGTCGTTGCAGATCGCGCAAAAATTCATCGCCTCGCGTGGTGATGCCTTCATGAAGCAATGGAAGGCAGCCGGTGCCAAGGGTGACCAGGAGGCCCAGCGCCGCCTGATGGAGAGCTTCGGCCTGAACGAGGTGTTCCAGGACATCCAGACCATCAACCATCTGCTGGCCATGCGCCAGGGCTGGGACAAGTACCAGGACACCAAGAAGAAGATGGGCAGCACGGAGGCCATGGGCACCATCGACCAGGATTACCAGAAGCGCGCGGAGCTGGCCACCAAGGCTTGGGAGCAGTTCAAGACACGCGTCGCCGACGTGGGCATCACGGTCGGCAATGCGCTAATGCCTTCGCTGACCAACCTGCTGAACACGCTGACGCCGATCATCGGCAAGATCGGCGAGTTCGCAACTGCGCATCCGGGCGTCATCCGTGCCGTTGCGGGCTTTGCCGTGAGCATGGTCGGCCTCAAGGTGGCCACGCTTGCCCTGGGTTGGGGGCTGAACTTCTTCGTCAAGTCGCCGCTGAACCTGCTCGGTACGGCGTTTGCCACGGCTTCCGCCAAGTGGACGCTAATGCGAGCGCTGCTGCTCGGTGGTGCTCCGCGCCTGGCGACAGTGTTTCAATTGTTCGGCGCTAGTGCGGGAACGGCCACTAAGCTCGCCGCTGGCTTCGGCCGGCTGGGCGGTTGGATGCTCTCCCTTAGCCGCGCCGCGCTATCGGTGGGCCGCTTCCTGTTGCCGTTTGGGCAGGGGTTGCTCATGACCTTTGGCGGGCCGCTGATGCTGGCTGGCCGTGGTGTCTTCTTCCTCGGCCGGCTGTTGGTTGGTGGCCTCGTGCCGGGCCTGCGCTTGGCGGGACAGGCGGTGTTCTGGCTCGGCCGTGCCTTGCTGTTGAATCCAATCGGGCTGGCCATCACTGGCATTGCGTTGGGTGCCTACCTGATCTACCGCTACTGGACGCCCATCAAAAGCTTCTTCCTGGGGCTTTGGGGCAGCATCAAGGCTGCCTTTTCCGGTGGCATTGGCGGCGTGGCCAAGCTGCTCATCAACTGGTCGCCCATCGGGCTGTTCTACAAGGCGTTTGCTGGCGTCATGAAGTGGTTCGGCCTGGATTTGCCGAAGAGCTTCACCGACTTCGGCGCCCACCTCATCGGTGGTTTGGTCAATGGCATCAAGACCAAGCTCGGCGCGGCAAAGGATGCCATCGTCGGCTTTGGTCAGGACGTGAAAGGCTGGTTTGCCAGCACGCTGGGCATCAAGTCGCCGTCGCGCGTCTTCATGGGCTTTGGCGACAACATTGCGCAAGGCGCGGCCATCGGCATCAACCGTTCGGCGAGCCTGGCTACCAAGGCGGCCTCGGGCATGGCGGCAGATGCCGCTACGGCAGCCGCACTACGGCGTACCGGGGCGGGCAGCAGCCACGCAGGCGCTGGGGTTGCGGGTGGCATGGCAGGCCAAGCCGGCGGAATGACCATCCATTTCTCGCCGCAGATCACGGTCCAGGGCGGCGCAGCCGAATCCGTGAAGGGCCAGGTCAAAGAGGCACTCAATCTGTCGCTGCGTGAGCTGGAGCAGATGATTCAGCGTGTAGCTGCCCAGCAGGCGCGGAGGGCTTACTGATGTTCGCGCTCCTGGGCGACGTCCAGTTCGACCTCATCACCTACTTCGACGGCTTCGAGCTGCAGTTCGGCGCCGACTTCGCCGAGCACGCTCTGATTGAGGGCAAGCCGCGCCTGCAGTTCGTTGGTGACAAGCTGGACGAGATTCGCATCCAGCTCGCCTTCCACGCGTACTACTGCGACCCCGAAGTGGAGCTGGCCAAGCTCAAGAAGGCGGCGGCGGCCCACCAGGCGATGGCCCTGGTGCTTGGTAATGGCGACTACAAGGGCTGGTTTGTGTTGACGGAAGCGCAGGCCACCAGCACGCAGACCGATAAAGCCGGAACGCTGATCGCGCTCGAAGCCAACATCACCCTGCGCGAGTTTGTCGGCGACAAGAAGAACCCCTTGAAGCCACCTGCCGTGCAGCCCAAGTTGCCGCCGGCAGCCGCGCAGACCGTGTCAGCCAGTCAGGCGGCCATCACCCAGGCGAGCAGCGCGGCAACCACAGTGCGCGACGGCATCCGCCAGGCGGTGACCTATGCAAACCAGGCGCAGTCCGCGCTGCGTGTCGCAGTCGATGCCGCGCGCGTGGCACAGAAGCTGCGCGACAACCCACTGGCTGCACTTGGTCGTGTGCCGGGCTTGCTGACCGGCGTGAAACAGGTTGCCGGCCCGCTGGAGAGCTTGTCGCCGGCCTTGTCCGGCCTGACCAGCCAGTTGCCCGACGCCGCGCGCATCCTGCGCGCCAGCGACAACGCTTTGAGCGCTGTCCGCAACGGCCAGAGCGCGCTTTCTGCTGTCAGTGCCGTCACGGTAACCGGCCGCATCGACTACCTGGCGGGCCAGCTATCGAACGCCAGCGGTGCGCTGGAGACGGTGGCACCGAGCATCAGCAAGCTGGCCGGCAAGGTTGTAACCAGGATGATTTGATGTATCTGACCCATATCACGACTGAGGGCGAGCGCTGGGATCAGCTCGCCACGCGCTACTACGGCGACCCGCTCGCCTACGAATCCATCGTGGCGGCCAACCCGCACGTACCGCTGACGGTGACACTGCCGTCCGGCCTAACGCTGTCGATCCCGGTGATCGAGCAGGACGACCTTTCCGAGAATTTGCCGCCGTGGCTGCGCTGACCGACCTGCTGCCTACCACCGTGGCCGAGGTGCCGGCCCCGGTTTTCACGCTCTCCTACGGGCAGAAGAACATCACCAGCGACATCACGCCCTATGTGCTCGCGGTGACCTACACGGACTACCTCGACGGTCAGTCCGATGAGTTGGAGGTCGAGCTGGAAGATGCGGATGGCCGCTGGATCAACGACTGGTATCCCGGCAAGGGTGACACGCTCACGCTCAAGATCGGCTACAACGGCACGCCCTTGCTGCCGTGCGGCGCCTTCGAGATCGACGAGATCGAGTTCGCGCAGCCGCCGAGCACAGTCACGATCCGGGCGCTGTCCACCGGCGTCAAAAAGTCGGTGCGCACGCGCGTCGGCCGAGCTTATGAGAACACCACGCTGGCGGCCATTGCCAAGCGCATTGCCAAGCGCAACAAACTAACGTTGACAGGGAAAATCCGCGACATCCGCATCGACCGGGTGACGCAGTACCAGGAGCGGGACGTGGCGTTCCTCGCGCGCCTGGCTCGGGAGTTCGGCTACGCCTTCAAGATCGTCGGCAACAAGCTGGTCTTCACCGAATTGGCGGATCTGCGCGAAGGCGACGCGGTGACCACGTTGAAGGCAACCGACCTGATCTCGATCCGCCTGCGCGACAAGATCAAGGACGTCTACGCCCAAGCAAAAGGCAAGTACCACGACCCGAAGACCAAGAAGCTTGTGGTCTATGGTGTGAAAGGCGACCAAGTCGACGAGGTTGGCCAGACCACGGTCAGCGCGAAGAAGCGGTCTGGCAGCACGGCCAGCGCCGATACGCTAAAGATTTCGACGCGCGGCTCCAGGGCTGCCGTTCAGGCAAAGACCCAGGCCGCGCTGGATGCGAGCAACCTGCAACAGACCGGCGGAAGCGTTGACGTGCCGGGCAATCCCAAGCTGGTCGCCGGCACAACGTTCGAGCTGGCCGACTGCGGCAAGCTCTCGGGCAAGTATCTGGTGGAGTCAGCCCGGCACCGCATCGGGCGCGGCAGCGGCTACACCACCGAGCTGGAGATCAAGCGTGTCGCGCTGCCCGTCAAGAAAGGTGGCAGCAGTGGCAGCACTACCACCAAAAAGAAGACTGGCACCCTCAAGGTCTACGGCGTCCAGGGCGACGGCCAGGTCGGCGTGGTGGGCACAAGCCAGGCAACCAAGAAGAAGCGATGAACGAAACCTTCAGCGAATCCGGTGCGACCCTCAAGTTCGGCACGGTCAGCGCCTCGCGGCCGGGCTTCGCCCGCGTGCGCTTGCCGGACTTCGACAACATGCGCACGATGTGGCTGCCGATCCTCTATCCAAAAACGCAGGATGACCAGGCGTGCTGGACCTACGATGCCGGCGAGCAGGTTGCGGTCCTGCTCGATGCGCGCGGCGAAGATGGGGTGATTCTCGGCGCTGTCTACTCCAGCGCAGACAAGCCACCTGTCAGCGACCCGGACAAGTTCGTGATTCGCTTCAAGGATGGCGCGCTCCTGGAATACGACCGAGGAACCGGCGTACTGACGGCCACGGGCGTGCAGAAGGTCGTGGTGGGGGCGAGCACCGAAATTCTGCTCAAGGCGGGGGCCAAGGTCATCATCGACGCACCGGATGCGGAGACCACCGGCAATCTGTTGGTGAAGGGCAAGCTCACTGGCCAAGGCGGGCTGGCTGTCTCGGGCGGCGATGGCGCCAAGGTGACCGGCAATATGCACGTCGACGGCAATGTGGATGCGACGGGCACCGTCATGGATGGCGGCGGCAACTCAAATCACCACACGCATTGAAGTCGTGACAGTAGGCTGAATGGGTCTTCTTGCTCAAAAAGGAGGATTCATGAAGACCTTTCAACATCGTGGTTACGACATCCAACCGGACTGCCCATACTTTGACGATATGCGCCGATGGGGCGTCCGGTGCCTGATTCGCAGGCAAGGCAAGGTTGGGCAGCAGCCCGTACCGGCGACCACGCGGGACTTCTTTGCCAACCAGGATGACGCGATCGCGGTTGGGATGCGACGTGCCAAGGCCATGATCGACAATCACCTCGACGGTCGGACCGGCGATTTGGCAGACCTTGATCGGTTCTAAACCGCATTAATATCGCCCAGCCGGGCATGTCGGCACGATAGCCGCATGACCCGGCTATCTGACATTTCCTCCGTTCACTGGCAGCCCGCCCTCAAGAGCTACGACGTTGTCGAGGCCGAGCGGGACATCGACCAGTCCATCCGCGTGATCCTGGGCACGCCCAAGGGCAGTGACCCGCATCGCCCGGACTTCGGCTCCAACCTACATCTCTACCTGGATTACCCAATCGACCAGGCCGTTCCGCATCTGGTGCGCGAGTCGGTCGAGGCGATCCGTCTATGGGAACCCCGCTGCGAGCTGGTCAAGGTCACGCCGTCGTTCGAGGACGCCGGCATCACGCTGCGTGTGAAGTGGAAGCTGGCTGACGGCGTGCTCCGCGAGACGGAGGTGCGCCTGTGAGCCTGCCCGAGCCAAATTTCATCGACCGCGACCCGGATGCCATCACGACCGAGATCGTCGCGCAGTACGAGGCGCTGACAGGCAAGACGCTGTATCCGGCACAGGTTGAGCGCCTCCTGATCGACGTGATCGCGTACCGCGAAACGCTGGTGCGTATCGGCATTCAGGAAACGGCTAAGCAGTGCCTGGTCGCCTACGCCCGCGCGCCCATGCTCGACTACCTGGGCGAACTGGTGGGCGTCACCCGCCTGCCGGCACAGCCCGCCAAGACCACGCTGCGCTTCGCCATCGAATCGGCGCTGGCTACCGATCTGCTGGTCCCAGCCGGCACCCGCGTCGAAGGCGGTGACGGCACGGCCACCTTCGCCACGGACTCAGATGTTGTCCTGAGCGTTGGCCAGTTTTACGTCGATGCGGCCGCGACATGCGAGGAACCCGGTGCCGCCGGCAACGCCTGGCAGCCTGGCCAGATCAGCAACTTGGTCGACGAGCTGGGCGACGTTGATGTAACGGCCGTCAATACCATCGTCACTAGCGGCGGCGTCGAAGAGGAAGACGACGACCGCCTGCGAGAGCGCATCAAGCTCGCGCCCGAGGCGTTCAGCACGGCCGGCAGCCGGCTTGCCTATGTCTTCCATGCCAAGAGCGCGCACCAGAGCATCATCGACGTGGCTGTGCTATCGCCCACGCCGGGCGTGGTCAAGCTGTACCCGCTACTGACCACCGGCCTGCCGGACGCAAACATGCTGTCACTGGTCGAAGCCGCTTGCTCGGCCGACCGCGTGCGACCGTTGACCGACCAAGTGCAGGCGCTTGCGCCCACCCCGGTCGACTACACGATCAACGCTCAGGTGGTGCTCTACAAGAACACCGACGTCGCCAGCGTACTGGCCCAGGCACAGGCAGCGGCCCAGGCGTACAAGGTTGACCGTGCCGCTGGCCTCGGCCGTGATGTGGTGCCGGTACAGGTGGATGCCGCGCTCAAGGTTGCCGGGGTGTACGACATCGTGCGCACCGCGCCCGCCAAGATGGTGCTGGCCGAGAACGAATGGGCACGCTGCACTGGCATCAACCTCGTCGTGACAGGTACGGTCGATGGCTGACGAGCTGCTCCTCCCGCCGCCGCTGGCTAGCGATGAACGGTTCCAAGTCCTGGCGAAACTGGCCGCCCGAGTCAGCGGCATCGACTTGGCGCCGCTGCTCGTCTATCTGGTCGATACCGTCGATGCCTCGGCGCTGCCTCTGCTGGCCGAGCAGCTCCACATCCTGGGTGAAGGCTGGCAGTTTGCGCTCGATGACGATGCCCGCAGGCGGCTGCTGAAGCGTTCGATTGAACTGCACAAGTACAAGGGCACCCGATGGGCGCTCCAGCAGGTACTGGAGACGCTGGCGCTGTCCGGCCAGGTCAGCGAGTGGTTTGAGTACGGCGGCCAACCGTATCACTTCAAGATCAACGTCGATCTTGAGGAGCGTGGGATCGACCCAGAGACCTTTGACGCCTTGGTCGCGCTCATCACAGAGTACAAGAACGTCCGCTCGCACCTTGAACTGCTGACGCTGTCGCTGACCAACCGCAGCCAGGTGCCGGTACTTGCCGCTGCGACGATTGGCGGCGAGCTGACCACCGTCTACCCCTACGAACTGACCGAACTCAACCAGATAAGCCAGGTGCCGCGCTTCGGCATCGGCCACTGGAGCGTCGAGACCGTCACGGTCTATCCGCAGACCGCTTAACCCCAAGGAACCCGCATGGCCAATGAGTTTTTCACGATCCTGACCGCCGTCGGCCGCAACAAGCTGGCCGCCGCCGTGGCCGCCGGCACGCAGCTCGCCCTGACGCAGATGGCAGTGGGCGACGGCGACAACGGCGCCTACTACAACCCCATTGAAGGGCAGACCGCGCTCAAGCATGAGGTCTGGCGTGGCGCGATCAATCACCTGTACGTCGACCCGAACAACGCGAACTGGATCGTCGCCGAGCTGGTGATCCCCGATGACGTGGGCGGCTGGTACATCCGTGAGGTCGGCCTGTTTGACAGCACAGGCGCGATGTTCGCCGTGGGCAAGTACCCGGAGAGCTACAAGCCCATCCTTGCAAGTGGTTCCAACAAGCAGTTGTACGTGCGCATGATCTGCGAGGTGAGCAACACCTCCGCCGTGACCTTGTTGGTCGATCCGACCGTGGTTCTGGCCAATCGTCAGTATGTAGACGACAAGGTTGCCGCCGAGATCAATAAGCTCGACAGCAAACAATCTGTGCGCGTTGCTACCACGGCCGCTATTGCGCTCACGGGCTTGCAGGCGATCGACGGTGTCGCGCTCGCGGCCGGTGATCGCGTGCTGGTCAAGAATCAGGCTGCAGCGCAGGACAACGGCATCTATGTCGTGGCCGCCGGCGCCTGGACGCGCGCAGCCGATGCGGACGCCTCCATCGAGGTTACGCCAGGCTTGTTCGTACCCGTCGAGCGGGGCACGGTCAATGCGGACTCCATCTGGCAACTCGTGACCGACGCGCCCATTACCCTGGGCACCACCGCCCTGGCGTTCGAGATGGTGGACGGAAAAACAGGTGTCACGGCCGGCACGTATCGCAGCGTCACCGTCAACGCGCGCGGCCAGATCACGGGCGGGACCAACCCCACCACGCTGGCGGGCTATGGCATCACGGATGCCGTCACGGCGGACCAAGGGCGGGCAGCCGGCATCGGTGCCGACCTCGCCGACACAAACAAGGCCGTAGGCGACCTCAATGCCGTGGTCACGCCTGGCGAGTACTTCTACACAACTGCAAACGCAAACGGACCAAGCCAGTTCGGCTTGCTGAAAGTCTGGCGCGAGAGCCCATTCATCATCTACCAGCTTGCCCAGACCAGCGACAGCGAAGTGTTTGCGCGATACCGCGCTTCCAACGGCGTTTGGCAGCCTTGGCGCCAACAAGGCGGGCAACCCGGCCTGATCGGCCATTTCCCGACGCCCGCCGCTCCGCCTGGCTGGCTCAAGGCAAACGGAGCGGTGGTCAGTCGATCCTCCTACGCCGGGTTGTATGCCGTCATCGGGACCACCTTTGGTGCCGGCGACGGTGCCAGCACCTTCAACCTGCCCGACCTGCGCGGCGAGTTCCTGCGCGGCTGGGACGATGGGCGCGGTGTCGATCTTGGTCGCCCTCTCGCCGGATTCCAGCCAGGTACGCGGCATGTCGCATTCACGCAAGGCGCGGGCGGCGACGGCGCCGTGGGCTCATGGTGGTCCGACTATATCGCCAGCGCCAGCATCGGCTTCGAGCAACTCCTGGTCGAAGACGGCACCGCCGCCCGCAACGGTGGGCGCCTTGCCGAAAGCACCACGTCGACCACTCACACGATGGTCGTCTCCGGCATGAGCCGCCCCCGAAACGTTGCCTTCCTGGCCTGCATCAAGTACTGACCGACAACGACATGGAAAAGACCATCTACAACTACCACCCCGAGACGGGCGAATTCCTGTCTGCCGCCGAGGCTGATCCGTCGCCGCTGGAAGACGACGTTTGGCTCATCCCTGCACACGCCACGGACATCGCACCCCCGCAGGCCGACAGGTCCGCCCACCAGATCGCCGTGTTCGACAACGAGTGGGTCATCAAGCCGGATTGGCGTGACGTGCCTCTATATTCGACGGTCGATGGCGCCGCCGTTTCTATCAGGCAGATCGGGCAGGTTCCGGCCGATGTCAGCGCGACCGAGGTGTCGCCGCCAAGCCCCGCCCATAGCTGGCAGAAGGGAAAGTGGGTAGAAGACCCGGCCAAGAAGGCGGCGCTGTTGGCCGAGCTGAAGGCTGCACGGACGCAAAAGATCAAGGCCGACTGCGCGGCGGCCATCGTTGCCGGGTTCAACTCGTCAGCGCTTGGCGCTGAACACCACTATCCGTCGGGCGACCCGGACCAGCGCGATCTGCTGAACGCCGCGCTGGCGTCTCAAGACCAGCCGGCAACGTGGTCGGCCATGCTGTGGTGTGCCGCCGGCACGCCGCTCGCCTGGAACTACGAACCGCACACGGCCGCCCAGGTGCGCCAGGTCAATGCCGACTGGCTGGCCTATCGCCAAGCACAACAGCAGAAGTACGCCGGCCTGATCGGCCAGATCAATGAGGCTGCCACCGAAGACGCCGTGCAGGAGGTGTCGTGGTGAACACCATTCGCTATCCCTTCTGCGTGTTGATCTCGCTGATGGCCACGCTGTTCGCCTACGTGGCCGTCAACTGGTGGGCGCCGCTCTTCTGCGATGCGCAAGGCAACCTGCCGCGCTGGCTACGCTGGTTTCAGACCTTCGACGCGAGCTGCGATGCCGGCTGGCGCGACGGCTACATCGACCGATCGTGGGGCGATACGCCGGTGCGGCGGTTCCTGGGCAGGGTGTATTGGCTATACCGAAATCCGGCCTATGGCTGGGACTACTGGCCGCTGGGCGTGACGTTCGACCCAAGCGCTTGGCGCGTGCTGCGCTACGTGGAGTCGGACACGCTCACGCTGTTCGTGGCGGTAGGCAATGGCTTCAACGTCTACTACCACGGCCGTTTCGGCATGTTGAAGCTGGGCTGGAAGGCATGGAATTGCTGGGATGGCACTACGTGGAATCCGGCGCCGTTTGGGCCGGAATGGCGCTTGCCCTTGGCTTTCACGGTAACGCCTTTCAAGCGCAAGGCGTGACACAAGAGGCATGAAGAGAAGACAGCGACCAGGCGGGTGTTGGAGCACTCGCCTGGCCAGCTGACCCGCAGAGAGAACCTGCAAGTCAACCCAAGGCTGCCTGCCGTAGCGCTACGGTCCGGCAAGACTACCAGAATCAGAAAACTACTTGCAGATGTTGAAAACAAATCCAATCGTGCCATGGATCGGGGGAAAACGACGCCTGGCCGATATCCTGATTCCGCGCTTTCCGGCGCATACCTGCTACGTGGAGGTGTTTGCTGGTGGTGCGGCCCTGTACTTCCTGCGCCCGCCTGCCGAGGTAGAGGTGCTCAACGACATCAACGGCGAACTGGTGAACCTGTACCGCGTCGTCCAGCACCACCTGGAAGAGTTCGTCCGGCAGTTCAAATGGGCGTTGTCGAGCCGGCAGGTGTTCAAGTGGCTACAGGACACGCCGCCCGAGACGATGACGGACATCCAACGGGCGGCCCGGTTCTTCTACCTCCAGCACCATGCCTTCGGCGGGCGTGTGGATGGCCAGACGTTCGGCACCGCTACCACCACGCCCCCGATCAACCTGCTGCGCATCGAGGAGAACCTCTCGGCTGCGCATCTACGCCTGGATGGCACGTACATTGAGAACCTGCCGTGGCAGGACTGCGTCCGACGCTATGACCGGCCGCACACGCTGTTCTACATGGACCCGCCGTACTGGCAAACCGAGGGTTACGGCGTTGACTTCGGCTTCGAGCAGTACGAAGCCATGGCGGCCATCATGGCCGGGCTGAAAGGCAAGGCGATCGTGAGCCTGAATGACCACCCGGACATCCGAGAGTGCTTCAAGGCATTCGAGATGGAGGCTCTGGATATCAACTACACCGTGGGCGGCGGCAAAGGCGCAGCCCGGCGCGAGGTGATTATCTATAGCTGGGATCGGTCGACAGACCCCGTTGGGCTGTTCTGAGGGACTCGGTGGCGTCCCGCGCAGGAAGAAATGCGCAATTCTCTTGCAGATGCTGGAAAATGGGCGCCACCCAATTTATCGCGCAAGATGCGGCTCAAATTTCGCGCCGCGCTTCAGCGGGCGCCGGACGGAGCCGATGCCCGGGCCACGCCCCCCGCCCCGGATGCCCGGTACGACAGCGGCCGCTGCCAGCAGCGATCCGACAGCGGTGAATGCGGCACCAAGCACCATCGCCATTGCATGGCCAAGCGCGAGCCCCGGACCGATCAGCGTGACCGCGCCGGCAACGGACCACGCCAGTGCCCACCATCGCTTGCGCGAGCGCGCGAACCATGCCATCGCGGCCAGATTGATGATCAGCAGCAGCAGGATCGCCGGCCAGGATTGCTGCCAGCCCGACAGATACGGCAAGGCAAGGAGCCCCGAACTGCTCAGGTAGGTCGCTCCGCAGATCGGGCATTTGGGCAGCAGCGCCAGCAGTAGCGCCCACAGGCCGGGGGCCGTACCGGTGATCGCCGCCCCCTTGCCATGCCCTTCGTCGATCCGCTCCGGCGCGTTCGTGATCCGCTGCACCTCGTTGACCAGCTCGACCGGATCCCAGCCCAGCCGCTGATAGGTCGCCCGGATCCTGCCCGATGCATCGAGCACGAAGACCTCGATGCGATGACGGTTCACCACGGACCCGGCAAAGTTCACGCCCAGCGTGAAGTAGTCCTGCAGCGCGTCCCTGCCCTGCGTCGTCCTGAGCATCCGGCAATGCGCCCCCGGCACCAGGCTGCGGCTCTCGGCATAGCCCCGCAACCGGTGGGGCAGGTCGAAGTCCGGGTCATAGGTGATGGCCGCTAGGCGAACCGACGTCTGTGCGCCGGCCGACACGAGCAGGCGCTGCACTTGCGCCAGCTGGCTGACGGTGAGCGAGCATTTCTGCTCGTTGTCGCAGCGCGTGTAAAAGAACGCGACGACGCTCGGCTGGCCCAGGAACAGGTGGTCCCAGGAAACGCTGACGCCGTCCTGATCTTCGAAACACACAGTGGAGATCGGTGCCGCGGCATCGCCGCCGGATGCAAACCTGCGCCAGGACAGGGGCAATGCGCAGCAATCGCTGCTGTCCGGCAGGTCACGGGCCGCGATGTCGTCCAGCACCGCCTGCACGGCCAGCCGATGGTCTTCGGCCAGCGGGCCGGCCGCACCATCCGCCAGGTCTCGCAGACCCTGCCGGATGCCATGCGCTTGCGGCGCCAGCCAGCGCAGCGTGGCCAGGGCCTCGCCCAGTGCCGAGCCGGCGGCGTCGGATGCCGCCGTCCCGCCCCACACCGTCAGATCCACCAGATCGTCGCGGCGCGCCAGCGCCTCGAGCGCTCGCAGCAGGATCGGCGCCAGCGCGGGGCTGGGCGCCTCCGCCTGACGCAGCGCGCGCGCCGCGGCGGCGAGGAGGTAGGGCTGGTGGCCTGTCTCGAGCTCCTCCAGCACGACGGGCATGGCCGCCGGCTCCAGGCCCGCGTTGCCGAGTTCGACCAGCACCCAGCCGCGCCGGCGCACCACTTCCGCCGCGCTGCATTGGACATACGCCGGGTGCTCCTCCCGCATCAGGACCAGCAGCGCCTGCGTGCGGGCGGAGCGATCCGGCTGCGCGGCGGCCTTGGCCACCGCCGCTTTGAAGCGCTCCTGTGTCCACGGCAGGAGACCGGACGCCACGGCGTCGCCTCAGCTGCAGCGGATCTTGAACTGCTCGGCGGCGGCCTGGAGCCCGGTGCCGCCCTCGCCTTCGGTGATCTTCTGGACGTGCGCCTGCAGTTGAGCGTCCGCGGTCAGGGCACCCGGGTCTCCGAAGTGCGCGAGGGCAGTCAGGCCGACGGTGCGCAGGTCGTCGCTCTCGCTGTCGTCCACGGCCATCTCGCGCGCGATGGCCTGCATGCGCTCGGGTGCCAGGTGATTGAGCGCGCCGGCCGCGATCTGCCGGATCTCGGTCGGCTCGGTCTTGTCCCGGAGCACATCCGCGAAGCGATCCGCCGAATCGGCATCGGCTGCCAGCACACGCAGCGCCTCTCGCCGCGCCAGCGCATTCGGCGGGGCTTTCTCGATTTTCCTGGCCACATCGTAGGCGCCGGCATGCGGATCATAGCTGAGCAGCTGCAGCGCCTTCTCGGGCGGCAGCAGCGCGTCTTGCGTGCCTTCCAGCCCGCCAAGCAGCAGCGCCTGGGTGTCGGGGTCAAGCTCGCGGGCCAGAAGCCCGAACACGCGCTGCCGGATGTTCATGTCCGGGTCGCGGCGCAGGCTGCGCAGCGCTGTCATGTAGGCCGCCCGATACGGTGCGAACGCCGAAGGATCAAAGGTCACCGCCTGCAGCTGGGACAGCGCATTGCTGCGCAAGGTCGCGTCCACGGACGTGTCCTTCACCAGGCTGACGATTTGCTTGAACGTATCGCGATCGCCGGCCACGTTGGTCCCGATCTCGGCCAATGCCTGGGTCCGTTCCTTGAGTCGGGCCGAGGCATCGAGCACCGTCGACAGCAGCTTGGCGGCTGCCGCGACCGCACGCGCCGGCTTGGCGATCGCCTTTTTCACAGCGACGGCGGCCGGGCGCTTCGTGGCGGCCTTCCGGGCGGCGGAGCCGGAAGCCTTGCCCTTGGTCTTGTTTGCAGTCATGGTGGTGCGCTCCCAATGAAGGTCGGATCAGGGCAAGGGCACATCGTCGTAGGCAAAGCCGAGCTTGGCCGAACTGCTCACCACCCCCTGGAAGTCCAGCATGTCGCTGACGCGGGGCGCGTTCCCCGGCGCCGAGACGCACGACGATCCGGCCATGGCTCCGCCGGGGGCGGTCGACGGCCGAGGCGGCGTCACGATGCCGTTCCACGGCCACAGCGTGTCGTGCAGATTGTGGCCCGCGAGCAGGCTCGTCGGCGTCGGACCGGCGTCATAGGCGGCCGCCACGTTCGCATCGTACCGCCCCACCTGCGACTGCCATTTGGCCCACAGCCTGTCGACATTGCAGTGCAGCAGGAAGAACAGCGGATCCTTCGCGGCGGTCGGGATCGACGAGATGCTGCCCGAGAAATAGCTGACATGCGCGGAGCCGTGCGGATTGCCCTGCATGCCCCGGAAATTCCGGTACGCACTGCCGAGCGCCAGCGTCTGCGCCTCGGTCAGGATGTTCGGGGCGGCCTGCGCGCCGGGGCTCGCGCCCAGCTGGCGCCTCAGGATCCCTTGCACGCCGTCGGTGGCCCAGAACTGCAGCGGGTTGGCCGGGCTGAAACCCACCGTGCCGAGCGCATCCGGCACGCCGATGAAGTCGGTGGTGAACAGATTCGGCGCCGGCCGATCGAAGCGCCAATACGGGATCGTCACCGCGGGGTCGATGGCCTGCAGCTCGCGCTCCAGGTCGAGCAGATAGGCCCGGTGCCACGGCAGGAAGCCGGGGCCGCCATGGGCCTGCTGATCGGCACGGCCCGCGACGTGCATGTTGCGGAAATCGGTGAACCGCCCCGTCCCCCGGTTGTTGATCTGCGCCATGGCCGAGATGAAGCGGTCCCGCTCGGCCGGGGTCAGCTGATTCGCGTTCTTGCGCACCCGCACCATGACGGGCAAGCGGCCGAGTTCCGACGCCGGCCCGCCGACCACGATACTGACGTCGCCGTCGGCCTGGCTGGGCGTGCCGAATTTTCCGCGAACGTAGACCGTCACGGAGGCGCCGCTCGCCGGCAGCGGCACTTTGAGCGTCGGGGTGAAGTTGCCATCGGGCGTCGCACAGAACCGGATGGAGCCGCCATTGGGCTGGCGATCTTCCGACAGGGTTGCGACCACATCCGGCCCCGGCGTGGCATCGAGCAGGCGAAGCCGCAATGGCGACGGCGCCCAGGTGAGGTAGCGCGCGGCTGCGTCACCACCGTTGTTGATCGTGAAGTCGATTCGCATGCCCGGTACCTCCTCGTGAGTGCTTGAACGCCCTCGACCGTAGAGGGCGCGCCCTGGGGTACATCTTCAGCAAACCGGAGGATGGCGGTGTATCGGGCATCGGATGCCAGCCGCATGCCATTGCATCCGCTCCCCCCCGAGACTTTCAACCATGGACCAAGGCAGCAGGTCTGTCAAAAAAGCAGGGACTAGCGAAAACCCCAACGCATGCGCGAAGGCGCGCCAGAGACGGGCCTGCGCCGGACTGGCTAGAAGCAGGCCGCCACGGGATCGGGCCCGATACGGCCATCCGCGCGATCGAGCCCCGCGATCGCGGCCTGGTCCGCCGGCGTCAGGCAGAAGTCGAAAACAGCGATGTTCTCGCGGATCCGGTCCGGGTGCGCGGACTTCGGGATCACGATCAGCCCGTTGTCCAAGTGCCAGCGTATGACAACCTGGGCCGGCGTCTTGCCATGGCGGGCGGCGATCTCCCGGACGGTGAGGTCGTGCAGGAGCCCGCCTTGGCCCAGCGGGCTCCACGATTCCGTCCGCACGCCGTGGCGCGCGTGGAAGGCGCGCAGCGCGCGCTGCTGAAACCACGGATGCAGCTCGATCTGGTTCACCGCGGGGGCTTCGCCGGTCTCATCGATGATCCGCGCCAAGTGCTCGGCGCCGAAGTTCGACACCCCGATCGAACGCGCCCGCCCCTCGTCCCTGAGCCGGATCAGTGCCCGCCAGCTTTCGACATAGCGCCCCCGTGAGGGTGCGGGCCAGTGGATCAGGTAGAGGTCGATGGCGGGTAGTCCCAGGCATCGCAGGCTTTCATCGAAGGCGCGCAGGGTGCGGTCGTAGCCCTGGTCCTCGTTCCAGAGCTTCGTGGTGACGAAGACCGCGGGCTCCGCCCCAGCCGCGCGCACGCCTTCGCCGACCCCGCGCTCGTTGCCGTACGCGGCGGCGGTGTCGACCAGCCGATAGCCGGCCTCGATGGCCGTCCGCACAAGCCCGGCGGTCTCCCCGGCCGGCGTGCGCCAGAGGCCCAGCCCGAGCTGGGGCATCCGTGCCCCGTCGCCGAGCGTGACGATCGGCTGCGTGTCGGTCACGGCGCGCGCAGGAAGAAACCGGCGATGCTGACACGCACATGGGCACCGGCGTTCTGGTCGACCCGCGCCACGCGGTGCGGCCGATCCTCGCCCAGCAGCACCAGTCGATTGGGGCTGGGCGCAATCGCGAGCGCAACGTCGGAGATCATGGCCTCGTCCGGGCCGTCGTCCGAAATCCAGGGCAGGTCGCCTCCAAGCGCCGGCGAAGCCGCCAGCCCCGCCGGACTGGCGGGTGGATAGACGAAGAGCTCGCCGCCCCAATGCAGCCGCCACCGCGCATGCAGGAAGAATGCGAAAGACCCGGTGTACCTGGCCGCATCCTGGTGCAGCGAGAGTGCGCTCCCCACGGGGTACAGCCAGGGACAGAGGTAAATCCCGGCCCAGTCGACGCACTCGGCGCCGGCCACATCCGGGTGCAGCGCCGACAGGGTCCTGACCGCGTCGATCAACTGGTCGACGACCGTGCCGGTCGGATAGGCCGGGCCCTTCCAGTCGAAGCGGCCGTCGGGGTCGTAATAGACCGACGGCCCGCGCTGAGGATTGCCGTCCCACAGCCGCCATACCCGATCCCACTTCTGCCCGTGCACGCCACGGTAGTCGCTCTGGGCAACGTGGTCGCGCAGGGTGGCAAGGGCGTTTGCGCCCAGCAGGCCGTCGGCGACCAGCAGTCCGCCCTGGTGCAAAGCAATCGAGCTCATCGGACGCACCCCGGCATGGCCGCCGCCGGCCGGGGCGAGAGCGATGGCGGAAACGCGTTGCGCCGCCCGTCGTGGAGCAGCCCGGCCCGCTCGCCGTCGGCGAAGACGTAGTTCAGGAACAGCTGGCCAAAGTTCTCGCCGCCGAACGGCTCGCGCCAGTGGTCGATGCTGTCGCCAAGATAGACGACCGCATCGCCCGGCCGCTGGGCGACGGCAACGTCGGGCTCGAACCAGATCGGCGGCGCGTGGCCATCGCTGGAGCCCAGATGAATCGTCGCCGCGATCTGGCAGGCGGCCCGGTCGCGATGACGCGCCAGATCGTCTCCGTGGAAGTAGAGCCGGGCGTAGGCGTAGGTGGGCAGAAGCCAGCAGCCGCACACCTGCTCGATGCCGGACTTCAGAGCCAGCAGCGTGGCATCCAGGGTAGCGTCGCCCCAATGGCTGTCGGCCGCCGGCGACTGGCGGTCGCGCTTGGCCTCGCCCCGCCAGTTCCGCAGCAGCAGGACGTAATAGAGCATCCCCGCCCATCGCTCGTCGATGAGCGCCGGAACGATCATGAACCTGCGCCGGGCGAGTTCCGGAACCATGCCTGCCCTCACACCTCAGCGTCCCGGCCCGAGGCGGCGGCGCCAGACAGCGCTGCGCCAGGCCTGATCCACGGCCGCGCCCCCGGCGTCATCCGCCAGGACATAGCCGTCGTCGATGCCCAGGTCCCTGGCCCGCACATAGCCGCGCGCCTCCAGGAAACCGCGGATCGGCGCGCGGATCGGACCATTGTTGTGCTCCACGGTCAGCACCCGCACCCGGTATTCGTCGAACGGAAAGCTCTTCAGCAGGGCGAGCTCGGAGCCTTCCGTGTCGAGGCTCCAGTAGTCGATCGTCCTGGGCGCGCCCGCGCTTCGCAGCACCGAGCGTATCGTGCGAGCGGCCTTGCTCACCGTCGGCGCCGGCGCCCCCTCCGGCCAGCGCTCGCCCAGCATCCGGCGCGTGAACGAGAGGTGCCGCGGGTCGTACGCTTCCATGATCCCGCCGTAGACGCCGGCCGCTTCCAGGAAATCGACCGCTCCGTCGCGGTCGTAGAGGCAGCAGTCCAGGCAGACGCAGCCGCGGTTGGCCCTCAGCTGGCGAAAGGCCTCCGCGTTGGGCTCCACGCAGATTCCGCTCCAGCCGTATCGGCTCTCGAGCAGCCAGGTGTTGCTGCCCTTGCGTCCGTTGGAGGCGCCGGAATCCAGGAAATAGCCGCCGACCTGATGGCCCAGGACATCCGTCACGAACAGGTCCTGGCCCTGGTATGAGTAGCTCGGCAGGTCGGTCATGTCAGCGCCTCCGGTGCGCGAGGGCGGCCGAACGCCAGGCGGCGCCCAGGTCCGCCGGCGCGTCCCGCGCGGATTCTGGCTCGGCGTGGTGCTCGTCCAGGCGGCGATCGCCGTAGAGCATCGTCACGTTGATCCGGTGGCTCAGGTAGTCCGGCCGGAAGCAGACCGCCTCGGTGCCGTGGAAGAGGTCGGAGTTGAAGAGGATCGCGCGGTTCTGGCGGTAGGGAATGCGGATGGCCTGGGGCCGATGCAGCGCCATCAGTTCACGGATCAGGTCCGGCCGCTCGTTGTATTGCCGGAAGCCCCAGGAGAGCGGCGCCTCGAGGTCGTACACGACCATGCCGCCCGAGTCCGGATCAAGGTTCGCCGCCTCCGGCGTGATCCAGAAATTGACGTTGATGGCCGCAAAATCGGCGTGAACCGTGGAGTCGCCCGGCAGGACTTCGGTGTTCTTGAACGCCCAGAGCTGCCGCAAGGGGTGGCGCTCGCCGATGAGCAGCGGAAAGGCGTCGCGAATCTCCTCGGCAATCTGCAGCACCAGCGGTGCGTTGAAGCCGGTGAAGAACAGCGTGCTCAACCGGCCGTGGGCATAGCGGTTGCCGGGCCAGATCGTGGAGTCCTGGCAGAAGCGGAGCAGGCCCCGGAGGGCCTCGTCCGTCAGGAAATCGTCGATGACCACCACGTTGGGGCGGTGTTCCAGGTAGCGGCGCTGGACCTGCCCCGGGTGCCACGATGGCGAGAGCGCGCGCGCGACCCGCGGCGCATCGGCAACGTGAACCAGCCGCCCGAAGGCGCGCCCGACCGTACGCTCGTCCTCGTCGGTCAGCGGTGCCCGGGCGATGCCCAGACCGGACAGCCTTGCCAGCGCGGCCTTGTAGTCCGCGATGATCGAGTCCAGTGGGGCATCGATGCCCCGGCGGCGCAAGTGCTCGAACTGATCGATGTCGTGGCGCAGCTTGCCCACCGACAGGCGCGCGTTGGCAATCGGGCGTGTACGGCCGCCCAGCCACGCCGGGTGCCACGCGCTGCCCCGCTCGAGTCCCGTCAGGATCGTCGCCAGATCGCCGGCGAAGCCGAGGGCTGCCTGCTCCATGGCCGCGACGACCTCATCGCCGAGCCACTGCTGGCCGTCCGGCTCTTCGTCCAGCACCGCCAGGCAGAGCGCTGCGGCTTCCTGTGTCCGGCCGCGGCGGACCAGCTCCAGCACCCGACGTCGCCGCGGCTCGCCCGCGTCGGCGCCGAGCGCGGCGGCGGATCCTGCGAGGGCGACCGCTGCAAGGCTCATCCGACCTCCAGACCGCTGGCGGCCAAGGCGCCCTGCTGCCGCAGGGCAACGGCGTACTGAACCAGCGGACCCAGGGCCGTCGCCACATGGGCAGGCAACTGCACGCCCCAGATGCCGCCGAAGATCGCGCCCGGCGTGACCTCGGTTCCGCCGCCAGGGCTGACATTCGTACCCGTACCACCGCCAGGACTGATGTTCGTACCCGTGCCGCCGCCGGGGCTCATGTCGGTCCCCTCGGCGCTCCGGACGAGCTCGCCCAGGAAAAGCTGGGCGCGGCGCAGCGAGGCGGTCAGCGTCTCGGCCCAGTTCGAGGCGCCGGGGCTCATCTCGGTGCCGCCGCCCGGGCTACGTTCGGTGCCGCCGCCGGGACTCATCTCCGTTCCGTCGGACCTCGCCCTCAGCAGGGCATTGGAGAACCGCGCCGCGATCTCGATCTCCGCGGCCAGCCGCGCCGACAGCCGCGCGCCGGGGCTCATTTCCGTCGCCGTCGCGGCGCCCGGACTCATTTCCGTGGCGGTGACACCCGGGCTCATCTCGGTGCCATCCTCGGCGCGCACCAGGAGCTGGCTCAGGCGCTGAGCGCTCAGCACGGCACGGGCGAGCCCTTCGGCCAGCCGCAGCGCGCCGGGGCTCATCTCGGTCCCGCCGGGGCTCTGTTCCGTGCCGCCTCCGGGGCTCATCTCCGTGCCCGCCTCCATGCGGGAAATCTCCGAGCTGAAGCGGGCCGCGCTGGTCAGCTCGGCCGCCAGGCGCTCGGCGATGCCGAGGTTCGCGATACCCGGGCTGATCTCCGTGGCAGTGATGCCAGGACTCATATCGGTTGCCGTTCCCGGCGACATCTCCGTCCCCTCGGCCGCACGCAAGAGCTCCACGCCGAACAGCTCGGCGCGACGCAGCACGGCGGTCAGGGCCTCGAGGCCTTTCTCGGCGCCGGGACTCTTTTCGGTACCGATGCCGGGGCTCTGCTCCGTCGCGCCGCCCGGACTCATCTCGGTACCTTCGGCCGCGACGATGGAAGCGGCCAGGCGCGCCGCGACCCCGACCTCGGCGACCAGCCGCTCCGAGAGCCGCGCCGCTCCGGGAGACATCTCGGTGGCCGTGCCCGGGCTCATCTCGGTTCCATCGTGGGCACGCAGAAGCAGCTCGCCGAAACGCACCGCCCGCTGGGTTGCGGCGTTCAGCGCCTGTGCCAGACGCTGAACGCCGGGACTCATCTCGGTGCCGCCCCCCGGGCTCTGCTCCGTACCGCCACCGGGGCTCATTTCCGTACCGGCCGCCGCCAGCCGCTGAAGCTCAGCGGCGAAACGCGCAGCGTTGGCAACCTCCGCGGCGACCCGCCCGACCAGGCTGGCCGCGCCGAGGCTGTGCTCCGTAGCCGGGCCGCCCGGACTCATCTCCGTGGCGGTGACGCCGGGGCTCATCTCCGTGCCCGATGCGCTGAATCCCCCGCGGCTCATCGCCGCCAGCACAGCACGAAAGAAATCGGCCTGCAGCTCGAAATGCCCTTCGCCCACTGCCGCGCCGCGCACGAGCGCCAGGGCTACCAGCGGATCGCGCGAGGCAGCGACCGCGCCGGCGAACTCCCGGGCGAACACGTGCCGGCTGGGGACCCGACCACCGAGCCGGCGAGCGTAGTCGCCAATCCAGCGACGCAGATGCGGGCTGGAGAACACCGAGAAGATCAGCTGGCTGGCGGCATCCGCCTTCTGCCCCACCTCCCGACCGGGCGCCACGTAATCGCAGTAGACCTGAATGGGGTCGGTCGCGAACTGCTCCCTCAGGAGATAGTCGGCCGACATGGCCCGCAGCATCGCATGGGTACGCCACGCCGCCCTGGCATCCGTGAGTGTATGAGTTGCAGTGCTCATATGTCCTCCTGGGATTGGGGGCCTGGTCACGCATCGGCTTCCTTCTCCACCAGCGATCGGGTGAAGTGCGGGAGTGTGCGTTTCACCCGGAAACCCTTATATCCAGGGGTTTCCGGCCAACGTGCTCATAAGCTAGACAAAAGCCATGTATAAAGCAAGGCCATTCACCCGCATTAGCAATTCCGCCGATAAGACCCGCCATTTTGCTTATTTGAACGATCTTTACGATCTCCATCCTTTTATTTAATCAAATCCAGTGATCGCAACGCACCACCGCTTCGTGCCGCTTTTCCAAGTTGGCGCGAAATTAGCACCACTCACATCTAAAGTGAAACCACATTTCTTGATCTTTTCCATCCACAAAATAGAATCACCTTTTTCCATCCCATGAATTTCAAGATCGCTCACCCTGATCAGATCGCCTGTGATTGCGCAGCATTCTCGCTTGCCGCAGCCTGAGCAATGCGCATGGGTCTGCAATGGCCCCGGCTTCGGCCGATTCGATGCGCTTGTGTTCGGGCAGCTGTCACGCTGTTACGCACACTGGCGACCACGTGCAAATTGGCGTCACGTCCACCGGTGGTTTTCGACTGTTACCCGTAATCGGGCCCGGCGACGATCCGGACCAGCGCAGCGTGCGTTTTCTAGACCGAGATCTTATTGATGGGTTGCGCATTGATGGATGTCGTGTCGGCTTCTGCGCTGCGTGCGTGGGGATTCCCGATGGGCATGCCGGAAAATCCTGAACAGTGCCCGCTTAGCGCCCGTTTGAAAATTCCCTGCAAGTGTGATGTAAAGGCGGGATGTGGAAAAAAGAACATCGAGAACGCGAGGCGAAGCTGGCTGGGCGTGAAACACCTGTTTGCCGATGGCGCATACGATCGTACAACGCTGATTCGGACCGCAGCGCGTGCTATACGACTTTTTCACGGCGTCCGCACTGACGGGGAACACTTGGCCCGAAATGTGTCGAGGAAGCCCGGCCAGCATGGACGCTGCTCGGGTGGACAGCGGCACGTCACGGGCATCACCATTTTTCGTGTCGTGGAGTCTTACAAAGCGGTCCTGTAATTCGACGTCCTGCCAACGAAGCGCCAAGAACTCGCTGCGCCGCATACGGATGACAGCAAAGCTATTATCGCGGCCGGTCTTCGTTCTGGTCGGGAACAACAATACCGGGAACACGTCGTTCTCCAAGCGGGCCAGCACCTTCTTGGCATTGCTCTCGGACCAGCTCGGCGCGTACTTGGCGTGCCACTCGCGGGCTACCGCCTCGAAGCTGCTTGCCGCCCGCTCAACCGTGGCCACCTTCTGGACCCTGCGTTCAACCGAGGGATCAACGCCATCAGCCAGCAGCCGCTTTGCATCCTCACGCCTGTCTCGTGCTTCCTTCAGGCCGACTTCGGGATACACCCCAAGGGACAACCGCTTTTCCTTGCCGGCGAAGCGGTACTTCAATCGCCACCACTTGCCCCCCCGAGGGCGAGACCTCGATGTATAAGCCACCACCAT